CTACTCGACCTCTACTACTTCAGGCACCGAGGCAGCAGCCTTTTGCCAGTTTTTAAGCCACGAAACGAGGTTTTTGACAGTAATGACCTCAACGGTAGTTTCATCACGAATGCTCTCGAGTTGCGGAATGCGAGTACGACTGACCGCAATAGCTCCGTCCGTCTTGCCAGAGCTGACCAAACCTTCCAATGACTTTAACGTTCCGGCGAGAAACGCAGTGGATGGCGTCGCTCGCCATGACATCGTCTCAATCGCCACGGTCTTCCCCCCCCCCATCTGCACAAGAAAATCTGGCCTGAATCGCCCCCCTAAGTCACGAACAACTTCGTATTCCAGACCGAGCAATCGCAAAATACCGCTCACTTCTTGAGAAAGTTGGGCACGTTCTTGAGTAGTAGCCCTCTCGGCATCGTTTGGCGCTTCTCGTGCTTTCTTCACAATCGAAATCGCAAGCACTGCAACCATACTTACTACGAAAACCAATCCGATAGGAATAAACTGCTCGAAATCTGTCGGCCCCTCATCACCAGAATCTCTTTTCAACACCAAGAGCAAAGATACCAATGCTCCGCTTAGCGACGCAAGAATCGAAAGCACTGTCGCCAATCGCTTCTGGCGCTGATAACCCGCAGAAAATGCGAGGGGATCGCCGGGTGATTTCCTGCGGCTATCCAGTTCATCAAAGGCCTGGGAAATCCTAGCCTCAATCTCCAATCGTTTTTCAGGAGCTATGAAGTCATTATCAAAGACTTCAGCGAAAACTTGGTTCAACACCTGCTCGTTGGGATATAGGTCCCCCACCGTCACTCGATGTTCGTGAGCCTTACCCTCAATCAGGCGATTAATCTCTTCCACCTTCGGCAAATAGTCCTCTAGGACAAGCCGGCGAAGCAATGCCTTATAGATAGAACGATTGGCGGATCTGATTCTCTCATTTCGAGCCCCGATCGTCTGACGATATCCGATCAAGAAAAAAACAACGGAAAACGCCACGCCGATCCCGGTCTGAATATATCCCTCCAAGACAGCCTCTCAAAATATATTTAAAGTTATTAATTACAACTCACATTAAAGCACACCTTACGAGATTACATCAACACGTACCGCATCGCATGGCGCGTGCCTCTTAGCTCAAAAGAATAACCTAATATTCTTTTCCTGACTCGCGGTTCAGATTCGGGTTATATCCGCCGCTATAGCCAGAACGACACTCAGAAGGAAGACAAGATGACATGCGATTTACGATCAAACCGGCTTGTGCAAAAAGACCGAACAATGTCGCTCGCATCACATGAGTCCGCACAGCACCATCGAGATGCGCTTACGAACTGCTGACGTGCCCCCCCAGAACGATACCTGACTTACTGGATGGATCGGCAGCATAGAAAAAGTGAACCCGTCAACTAGTTGACCGTCATGCGGGACATGCGCCAATGAGTAGCCCCCCCCAAGCTGGCGGCGGGCCGGACCAGGGTAATCCCGTAAGTCGTTGAAATAACGCGAAGTAATGACAGGGCATAAGGAAATCCCGATTAGGGAATTTGCCTAGCTTTAATACACAACCCTTTGATTTTATTAATCTTTTTGCAGACGCCCATTGCCCAAATTTGGCTTGTCCTGCACAGTCGAGTACAGCAAACTACCCCAAAATTACCCCACCAGCCGCCGCCTTCCAGGATGGCCACCATCTCAGAAGTGCGGCCAGGAGCCAAGCATGTGCGGCCGAATCGTCCAGAAGTCAGGCCCCATGGACTACGTGGAGCGCCTGTTCCCCAATCCCCGCCGGATCTTCTCCGACCCGGCCGGGCCGGACTACAACATCCCGCCCGGCAGGCAGCCGCTGGCAATGCACCAGCTTGCGGGCGAGTTCGAAGTCGAACGCCTGCCATGGGGATGGCGCCCCAGCAATTCCAAGCACCTGATGTCGAATGCCCGCCTGGACAAGATCCTGGCCGGCGCATGGCCGTGGAAGATGCTCATCGGGCGCGGGCGGATCCTCGTACCGGCGGATGGCTGGTACGAATGGAAGCCGCTTGCCGACAGCACCAAACCTCCCAAACAACCCTACTTCATTCACTCGAAAGACGATGCCCCGCTGTTCTTCGCAGGCCTGAGCGACTGGAAGCCAGGCGCCGAGAAAGACGAGGCTCACGGCTTTGCTATCGTCACCAACGACGCGGCGGGCGGGATGATCGACCTCCACGACCGCCGGCCGGTGGCACTGCCTCCCGACCTGGCGCTGCAATGGATGGCCCCCGACCTACCCGCCGCGCAGGCGGTGGCCCTGCTCTCGCAAGGACTCCCCGAAACCGCCTTCAGCTGGCACCCCGTGCGCCAGGAAGTGGGCAACTCCAAGTACAAGCTTCCCGACGCCGTCGAACCTGTCGATCCTATGACACCGGCTTGACCTTCTCATAGAGCGTAATCGCGGCGGCCAGGGACGGCTCCATCCCGTGGCGTGTGCCGTTCGCGGCCCACACCTCATATTGCCAGCGGTTCTGTGCGAACACCCGGCAGATATTCCAGCCGCCAGGCCCTGCCCAGTAGTATTCGTCACGCTGCTGCCAGTCCGTCACATCTGCCATGTTCCGTCCCCTAGAGGCCAAAATCGGGGCCTAATTGCACCGCTTTGATGGCGAATTATACTGGATATACGTACAGTATTTTTCGAGCAAGACCGTGCAATTCCAGTGCAGCGTCCTCAGGACCCATCACCTCGGCGAACGCCGCCGAGACAACGATCCAGGCCAGCCCGTCGTGGGCACGGTCCGGATGTATTCCATGCCCCACGACGGGCTAAATCGCCAAGTACCCCGCCTGACCATGGAAAGCCTGGCCAAGTTCGGCGCAAGGATCCCAAGCGCGATCCCGGACTTGCTTGACCCCCAACTGCTCACCTTCAATTCCGACCGCGGCATGATGGTCTGTGGCTTCGAAGAAATCGCCGGCGTGCGCTACTACCAGGGCTGGTGGATGCAGTGGGTCGATGAGAGGCAGGTGCCCTAGTGTTGTATCACCATTGTGCCCAGCGCCCTCCCTTCGGTATAACGGATTGCTCCATCAGCTACTTTTGGAGGACACCGCGATGAAGTGCGAAGACATCCAAAAGCTCGGCGCGCGTGCCGCCCGCAATGGACTAACGCTACTGGACTGCCCCTATTTCAAGTCAGCCGCAAGGCCGGACCAAACAGCGGAAGCCCTAGCGGAATGGCGGCATAACGTCGAAGCGTGGGAAGCAGGCTTTCGGTCAGAGGTGCGGCGACGCCCGCGCGTGGCAGCCGAGACGAGCGGACCAATCTCAAGCGCGACCCGCCGCTGATCGGTCGACCGCGCCATCCTCTTCCTGCCCGACGACGCAAAGCCGATTTCCGCGACAAGTTAACGCATGTACATTTCTACGGCCGACGGAGAGGGTGGAACTCCGCGGCCAACCGCCCGGCCACGCGTCTTCTTCGCCGTGGGGCGCGGGCGGACCTCGATATCACCGGGGCCGCGTGGCAACCCCAACCTGAGCGTTCTCACCGCATTGATGGAACGGCCAGCCAGCCCGTGATAGATTTCTCACGCTCGCGGTGCCCATGCCGGCCGCCGCCGAGCATTCGCCCCAGCCCCCTCACGGGTTGGGGCGTTTTCACTTAGGGCGCGCGCTACCTGGGGCGGTGGTGTAACAAGTAGGTGTCGCACCAAGCTTGGGCACTTGACCCGATTCGAGTAACATTCTGCAAATACTGCAGACCTCTCCCCGAAAACAAGAGCGCAACAAAAAATGCCGGTAGAAATCTCGTTACCACGAATGATGACATCCCAGAATCTGGAGCCGATCCTGGCTCAGATGCAGCAAGTTATCGCTTGCGACGATGCTCTCATTGTGGACTGCAGCGAGCTTACCTTTATCGACCCTTTTGGATTGACCGTATTTGCCAGTGCGCTCGAGTCCGTTCAGTCGGCGGGCCGCTCGATTCGCTTCGAATTCTTGGGCGAGAAGTTGCGCAGCTATCTGCAACGGATGGATTTTTTTAAGCACTTTGACATAGACGGCGTGAACCTCGGCGCACAAGTGCGTCACAGCCCCAAAGGCAAAATGTGCGAACTGACCAGGATCGCGCGAGAGGAAGACGCGGAGGAAGCGCTGGAGCTGTTGGCTTGGGCAGTAACGGGTACGTTGGGTGGCGGAGAAAAGCCGGATGATGAGCCGACCGTGAATGCTTTTGAGCTTTTCGTACCTATCAAATATGCGCTGAGCGAGCTGGTGGGTAATGCCGTGACCCACGCGAAGCGACAAGGATATGGCCATGCCTCCGTCTGGGTCGCGGCCCAGTACTACCCGGCTTCCGGCATTGTTCAGATTGCAGTGACGGATAACGGTTGTGGATTTCTCGAAACCCTGCGATTCCATAAATCGTTGACGGAACAAACCCATGTGGCTGCTATCGCGGCAGCGCTCATCCCTCGAGTCAGTTGTAACAGGGGGGTGGTGCCGTTCGGTGAACCAGAGAATCAGGGTGTGGGCCTCACGACAACAGCCCGCATCTCAAAGAAGGCACACGGGGGCATCTTGATTTTTAGCGGTAACGGCGTTCATTCGGACGGGGCCGGTAGCCGACAAAAGCGATGGCAGCGCCGCCGTTCGATCGGCCCACATTGGCAGGGAGTAGGCGTAGTCATAGACTTGTCACGAGAAAAGTTGGCGAGCATCAAGATCCACGAACTTCTCCCCGACGACGAACCCACCCTACCAAACGGGGATGGCCCTGAAATCAATTTTGTGTAATATGAGTTGTTGGCGGCGCTCTCCGCCGCCCAATCCTTGCAGGGATACGCCATGGACATCTACCTGAAAGAGTTCAGCCGCAGCCCCGTGCTTGGTCAGCGCCACACAGCACGGCCCATACGCGACCACATCAACGCCGAACTGAAGGCCGGTCATCACGTGATGATCAACTTTCGCGGTATCGAGGTCACCCAATCCTTTGCCGACGAACTCGTCGGAGCCTTGGTGCTTGAGCATGGCCCCGAGGTAATCAGCCGTATTTCGTTCGCAGAATGCTCCGAGGCAAGCAAGGGGATTCTGGTCTTTGTGATCAGAGACCGTGTGCGGCAGCGCGCGATCGCAGCGAGCCAGTTAGCAACGACCGGCCCCTTCCCGTTCTCGCCACGCCCGATGCGTCATATCGCCTAATCAGGCCCTGTACGTCGAGTCGGCGAAGCCACCCCGGTTGGGGTGGCTTTTGTCATTCTGGGCCCGTGACAACTTGGTCCTGCAACTCACGATGCACCCGCTCGCATGTCAGTCCGGCGATGCGGGCACGGTCTGCAATGCCCGCAAGCGCTTCAGCTCGATCGACAGCGCGGCCGAACATGTAGGCGAGCAGATCGACGGCAGCGGCTCCTGACGGGCTTCCGTCGGCAAGGGCGGGATCTCGGGTGACTGCGGCGCGAGCCAACGTGTTGGCGCGGGCACGCAGCCGGTCGCGCTCATCACGAGCGCCAACAGCATCAGCAGCCGCGGCAGCGGCCTGTTTCTGGGCATTATCACGGGCGATCTCCACGGCGGCCATGCGCCGCCTTTCTTCATTTCTGACTGACTCTACGGCGGCAACCGTAGCCTGGGCCTGAGCATCTCGTTCCTGAGCGTGGGCGGCGCGCAGGTCGGCCAACTGTGCGGAGTAGCGCCAGCCCTGCGCCGTCCAGGCAGCACTCCCCGCGGTAAACGCTCCGACCAGCGCCGCGGCGGCGTACCCTCGCCAGCCCACCAGCAGGCCGGCCACTTTCGCGCCGGCGGCCATCACGCTGCGGCCTTCCAGCCACGCGGCAGCTGAAAGTGGGGGCCGTCCTTGAGCGATTTCCAGTCCCCGCCCCACTCCACCGGCGTGCCCAGCTCGGCCGCGCAGGCCTTGACGACGTCGGCCAGTCGGCGAAATTGCTCCCAGTCGTTCCACGGGATCGCGCCACCGACCAGCGGCGCCAGGTCGACGGCGTGGCCATAGCCGTCCTGCTGCTGCAGGTGCAGACTGTTCTGCGTCTGGCTGGCGCCTTGGGCGACCAGCTCGCGCTGGCGTTCGGGCGTGCGCACACCCTCGACCACAGTGAAATCGACCGCGGTGCGTTGGATCGCCAGTTTGACGATTTCGACAAGTCGGGGGTGTACCCCGTCCAGGCGCTGCAGGCTGCGCGCCGAAAGGCTGAATGCGGACATGATGGCTCCTCGAAAAAGAAAAGCGCGCCTGAGGGCGCGCCGTGGTTGGATCAGGGGGTAGGCCTCAGGGACGGGCGCTGCGGGCGTGCTGGTCGGCCAGCGCGGCCAGGCGGTTACGGGCGCGGTACAGCAGGTCCAGCTGCGCGCGCTTCTCGTCGGCCGGGATGCTGGCCCGCTCGAGCGCCTTGATCTTGAGATTGACGTCCCGCAGCTGGCTGTCGGCAGCCTTGAACAGTGCACGCAGGCGCATCTGGTCGTCGCCGGCCAGCTCGCGGGCGCGCTCGAGGTCACCCAGCTCGCGCGCCTGTGAAAAGGCGGCGTAGACCTGGTTGACTTCGCGCTGCTCGTCATGGAAACGCTGGATGTACTTGCTCGAGCGCGGGTCGGATTCCTTCACGAAATCGCCCACCACGAACCAGTTATCCAGGCGGCTCAGGTCGCGGCGCGGATTCTCGGGCAGGCCCGACAGCGGCCTGGCCAGGTGATCGGACACGTTCAGCGTCTGAGTGCCCAACCAGCCGAAGTAGCCGCGCACCAGGTGTTCCAGGCGCTGCGGAGACAGGCCCAGCGCCTTGCCCAGCGCCACTGCCCCGGCCGAGGTCGACGCCGTGAAGCGATCGCCCGCCGGCAGGCGCTGCTGACCGACGCTGTCGATGTCGCGCTCGCGGAAGGCGTCGTAGTTGAACGCCGCTTCCATAGCCGGCTTGACCAGCTGCGGGACCGGGTTCATCGACAGCTGCTCGCTCAGGATGGCGCCGACCGTACGGCCGAAGTCCCGCAGGCGGAAATCGTCCCCGCCAAAGGCCAGCTCGGTGCCGCGCTCGACCACGCTGCCCAGGGCGCCGATCTCGAACGGCTTCGGGATGTAGACGAAGTGGTCCGTGCCCGGCAGCTTCGTAATCCAGAACGAATTGCGCGCCCAGTCGGGCAGCTGTTTGTAGTCGTCGTCGTCCTTCATGCCCAGGTACAGCAGCGCCGACGCCATCGCTACAGCACCCGTCACCGCGGCGAACCGGGCAGGATCCGCGGCCGCGCCGCGGCCCAGCTTGTACATGCCCTGCAGGCGTGCGTTGAAGAATGGCACCACCTGCGACAGCATCCGCACGGCGGAGAACGTGCCGCCGGCGGTGAAGTCCATCAGGTCGCGGGCGGCGTAGCTGGCCTCGAGGTGGCTACGGCCGGCCTTGCGTGCCTGCTGGTAGATCGCCGCGCGGTTGATCGTCTCGGATCGGTCGCCGGTTTCCTGATACCAGTCGAAGGCCTTGCGCAGCGCGCGGCCCATGCCGGCCGGCGACGTGATGACGTCATCGGGATGGGCGCCCAGCTCGTCGACCAGCCGCTTCACATTGCGGGCGTTGCCGTCGTTGAAGGATCCGAAGCGCACCGCCCCGCCGCCAGCCATGAGCCGGCGCCAGGTGTCGCTCTCGGCCCCCGTCGCCTTCCAGCCTTCGACCAGGTTGCGCAGCGGGTTCGTGGACAGGTTGCTGTCGATCGCCATCGCTTGGATCGTGTCGCGCAGCAGGTTGCGCACGCGGAAGGTCGGGCTGATGGTCACCCCCACGGTCAGCGCGTGCTTGAACTTGCGCGCCGCCTTGGTGAACGGGTCATTGGAGCCGACATAGTGCAAGGCCGTCAGGGCGTTCAGCACCAGGGGATCGGACACCTGGTAGTGCCGCTCCTGGCCGGCGAACATCGCGCGCACGCTGCCGCGCTCGGCCTGGCGCACGCGCGTGGCGATACCCAGCTTTTCCGCCTCCTGCAGCGCGCCCTGCGCGGCCAGATTCTTCATGCTGGCCGACAGCAGATGCGACCAATTCGACACCGTGTTGGCGACCAGGTCGCCCAGCTTGTCCGTGCCGCCCTTGAGGCGCTTGTATGCGTGCTGGCCCACCAAGCCGCCGATCTGGCCGGGCCCCATGGTGCCGGTGGCGTCGTCCTCCATCACCCGGTAAAACGGCACATAGAACTCGCTCTCCCACAGCTTGCGCGAGCTGGGATCGACCAGGCCGGCCTCCTGCGCCACGTCCAGGACGGAGCGCTGCAGCTCGTTGAACTGGGCCAGGGCTTCGCGGTAGACGGTGGCGCGATCGCGGCCGTCGGCCATCTTGCCCTGAGCCAGGCGCTTGCCGGCCTCGATATCGTCGGGCGTGAAAAGCCGCTCGCGCGACGCGGGCTCGGCCATGGCACCGGGCCACTTCGCCGCCTCGGCGCGCGCCGCTGCCTCGTTTGCAAAGCGCTCGGTGACGCCGTTGTCGAACCGCACCTGCCATTCGGCAGCCAGGCGCTCGGCCCGGTTGGCGGCGATCCAGGCCATGAAATGGTCGTGTTCGCCGTTCAAGCCGGCCAGGATTTCCGCCAGGCCCTTGCCGCCGGCGGTGTCGAGCGCGCCGTCCTGCAGCTTGACCGCACCGTGTCGCACCAGGTACTCGGCAGCGCCGTCGGCGCCCTTGGATAGGCGCGCCTGCATGTAGGCGGTGGCGCTGATCCCCTTGAGGGGCGCGAACTGGTCGAAAATCCCCTGCACCAGCTTCGCCTGCCAGCGATCGGACGCCTTGGCCAGGCGCGCCTTGATGGGTTCCTGCTCCGCCCACGCGCCGATCTTGCCCAGGAACTTGTTGCGCTGGCGCCGCTCGATGTCCGACAGCGTCTCGCCGGGGCGCTCGACCTTGGCGCCGCGTTTGGGCTCTCGGGCCGCACCCGGCTGCGCCGGCGGCGCGCCGGCGGTGGCCGCGGCCGCGCGCGATTCCATGGGCCCAGAAGTACGAAGCCCCGCGGCGGGCGGGGCTTCTTTGTGGCGGCGGCGCGACTCGAGCGCGCCAGGGTCGAACACCCAGCCGGCCCGTCCCTCCCTGTTGACGATCGCCGCGATATCTTCTACCGTAAAGGCTCGCCCTGACGGCGTCCGATCTGCGCCCGCTTTGGAAGCGGGAGTGCTTACGGCGGACGTGTTGTCGGGGCGCTTTGCTTCCACCACGTCGGAAAGATCGTGGTCGTAGAACAGGTGACCGTTGGCGTTTTCCTTCACGACCAGCCGCGCCAGATAGTCCTGGCCAGCGATCTCCACGGGCGCATACAGCGTGTGCACCTGGCTTGTGAATGGGTCACGCTGCTTATTGCGATTGGCCTCCGAATGGCCCAGGATGGCCTGTTCGATCAAGCCCGGCAATGCCACCATGGACTGGACCTTGCTGATGCGGGCGCTGCGTGACAGCGATTCCTTGATGCCGCGTTGGCTGACCTGCACTTCCCAGCCGGTCGCCCGGTTCACGAAATTTTTCCCTTTCAGGTTCTCCGCCGCCCAGGCACGCGCAGCGTCGCGCAGCTCCTTGGCGCCCAGCTCGGCCGCGCCCAGCTCCTCGCCGGTCAGCACCGTCACGGCGGCGCCGGAGGTGTCCGCCCCGCGGCTGGCCGCCATCGAGGCGGCGGCTTCCTGCATGCCGGCGCTCACTCGCGCCGCCGGCGCACGCTGCAAGAACCGGCCGGCGTCGACGACCATCTTGCGGATGTCGGCGTTGTTCAACTGCAGGTTCAGGCCCAGCCGCCGCAGCGCGGCGCGGATCATGCCGTAGAGACGTTCCAGGAACACCGGGCGCTTGCCCTGCTCGGCCATGCGCGCCAGGACTTCGCGGGCGCGGTTGGCGGCCGAATAGTCCGGGTAGCGCGCCGTCACCGCTTCGAAGGTGGCGTAATGCGCATGGTCCGGGCCCGCGTCGCGCGGGATGTGCACGCCATCCGGCGCGCGAGCCAGGCGGCGCACGTCGGCCAGCACGTCGCGGAAGCGATCGCCCAGCAGCGCTTCGACGCCGAAGTGGCCGACCACCTCATGCGCCAGCACCTGCTGCAGGCGCTCCGCCGTGGGCAGGTTTTCCGCCACCAGGTAGATCCGGCCGCCGTCACCCGCCGGGTAGTAGGCTCCCTCGGCCATCGCGGACGGTTTCGCCCCCTCGGGAATCTGGTCGACGCGCTCCACCACCGACACGCGCAGGCCTGCGGCGCCCGGCAACTTGCCCATGAAGTCGGCAGCCAGTCGCCGCGCCTCGGCGGGGTCGACACCGTCGCCGCCGTCGCCCCGACTCTCCAGGCCAATCCGGCCATCCTCACCGGGCACCTGCTCCACCGTCTGGAAAAAGCGATCGAACGCCGCCCGGATCTGCGGGATCTCTGCGGCGGTCGGGTACGGGTAGGCCAGCTCGTCGCCGAAGGCCTTCTCCGGCACCACGTTGGCCAGATAGTCGTTGGCGGCGCCCTGGTCGGCCAGCTTGGCGATCACATAGCTCTCGAACGCCCGCGCGGACAGCTCGCGGCCGGTGGACCAGTAGTCTTTCGCCTTGCGCTCATCCAGCTTGCGCGACCGCTCTCGCATGCCGATCAGGCCGATCGTCTGCTTGAGCGCCCCGAAGGCCTCGGCCATCGCGGGCCGGATGCCGGCGGTAGTGGCCCCGGATTCTGAGGCGTAGCCCGCCGACGTGCCGCCGCGGCGGGAGAAATAATTGTCCAGGCCATGCCACCATTCATGCGCGAGCGACCCCGCGCCGCGCTTCTTCGTAAGGTTGATCACGACCTGGCCGGGCTCATAGTGCGCCATGGGGGCATCCTTGCCGCCGGCGCCGCGCGCGCCGAAGGCCAGGCCCAGCTCGCCATTGAGCGACAGCGCGCGCGCCGGCACGCCGATGACACCAGCCAGATCCATCAGGGCATCGTAGGCTTCGTTCAGATCCGCCTGGCGGCGGCCGCCCTCCACATAGTTGCCGAACTGCACCCCACGAAAGCCGAAGGCATCGCTGAACTGCGCCGGCGTCACGTCACCACCATCCCGGTGGTCCACGCCCACCCGCGGCGCGTTCGTCTCGCGCCGGTGCGCCGGGACGTCCTTCAGCTCGTCCAGCCGTTGGGTCAGCAGCTCCTTGTTCTCGGCCAGGTAGGCGCGGGCGGCCTTGACGTCATCGAAGTGCTGCAGGTCGATGTAGGTCCGGCCGACCTTCTTGCCGATGTAAAAGCCAGGCATGCGCGGGCGCGAGTAGATATCGAATCGCACCTCACGCGCCGGCGCCGGCTCGCCGGCCAGCTTGTCCAGCTCGCGCTTGAAGTCGGCGATGGCCGCCGCGGCGCTGTCGCCCTTGGCGGCGATCTGCGGCCAGTTGCCCATGCCGGTGGACGCCTTGCGCTCTACCGTCCAGATCCGGCGCGGCGCCTCGAACCTCTCGCCGGCAAAAACGCTGTAGTCCGCCGCCCGCAGGGACACGCCGCGCAGGGATCGGTCATGGCCCACGGCCTCGTACAGCTGGGCCCGCCCGTAGACGTCGCGCAGATCCTGCGACTTGTCCAGGATGGCGCGCACATCGGCGCCCTTGATCCTGCCCCCCAGTAGCTCTCCGGAGAATTCGCGCAGCCGTTGCACCTGGTCGGCCCAGCCCTTGAGCTTCCACCCCTTGCGCGGCTTGCTGGGAACCTCGTCGCGGCTGGCGTGCACCAGCGCCACCAGGAACGGGTCGGCGCCGTCCTCGAGGAGCTTGCCGTAGTTCGGCTCCGGCCACGTCTCGGCCAGGGCGTGATCGCGGATCGGCAACGCCTCGGCCTGGCGCATGCGCTCGGCGTACTGCTCGGCATAGTGTTTGCGGGCGCCCTGCAGCGTCTCGCCGAAATCTTCGATGCGGCCACCAGGACGGGCGGTCGGCTCGCTTGCCGCGGCGGGGGCTTCCGGGGCCGGTGCCAGTTCCTGCTGGCCCCGCGCTGCGGCTTGGTCGGCCGCCCGGTCGCTGCCGGTCAGGACAAAATCGTCGCGCGCGGCATCAGCTGCGCCGCGCTGGTCGGCCTCTCGGGCCTCGATGGTGGCTTGTTGCTGCTGGACGGCCTGCTGATTGGCTGCCGCCCGGAGCCCGTCAGGCGTCGGGCTTTCGAGGGTCAGTCCTTGCGGGCCGCCTTGGCGATCACCTCCTGCGCCTGCTCCATCGCCTCCCGCTCCTGGCTGTTGCGCAGGGCGCCGAGGATCGCCATCGTCCCGCCGACCAAGCGCCGCTGCTTGGGACTTAACGGCTTGCTCGAATGCTCCGGCGTCTCCGTCGGCTTGGATTGAGGCTCGCTCGATGATGGCTTCTTGGGTAGGGGCATCGGTAATTCCTTGCTCGCTCAGGTAGACCGCGGCATCGAATTGCGCCGCCAGCTCCTGCATGGTCGTATCGGCCGGCATGGCGTCGATCGCGCCAAAAAGATCCTCGGCCAGCTTGTTTTTATCCTTGGCATCGCTGAACCGTTCGGCCTGGCGTTCAGCATACGCGCGGCGCGCCGCCTCGTCCATCTGCTCGAGCGAATAGACCGCCTCGCCCTCCAGCGCCTCGCGCACGCGATCCATAGCCGTGCCCGCGAGGTCGACGGTGTCGCCCTCCATCGGCAGGTAGCCGGCCTGCTGCATGGCTTCCACCAGGCGGTCGGCGTCCATGCCACCCTGGCGGAACAGGCCGGGCGCCCGGCGGTTGGCCAGGTGGGCGCGATCGCCGTAGATATCGGCTGCCAACTCGGGGCGGATGCCGCCGGCCTGGCGCACCACCTGCAGGAAGTCGCGCCGCGCGCCGCGCGCGAAGTCGGCCGCAGAAGGTGCCGGCGCCTCTCGCGGGGGTTGGCCAGTGCGCGGCCGCGCCACAAAACCGCCATCCGCCGGTTCGACGTCGGCATTCCCGTGCAGCGTGGCGGCGCGCTGGGCCGCGCCGCGAGTCAGGAAGGGGCGGCCGCCCTTGGCGGTAATGTCGGGCTCGGCCACCAACGTACCCAGGCCGGATTCCGACGCGGGCTTCGTCGTGTCGCCTTCGTTGATCCAGCGCTTGAACGTGGGCACGTCCATCTGGGTGATCTTGCCCATGCCACGCCAGTCCGGCGTGTAGCTGTCGCGGTAGGCGCGCTCGGCGTCCTCGCGGGTGTCGTAGCCCAGCATCACCTTCGATTCGTCGAAGCGGCCGCCAGCAGGATCGACCTGGTCAATAACGAACACCGGGCCGGCGAAATCGGACGTGGTGCCCGGGCGAACGAATACGTCCACCTGGTCGCCGTCGGCGCCCTGAGTCCGGCGGATGTAACCATAGTGGCCGGCCATCCGGTTGGCCCAACTGGTGCCGTCGGGGGACGTGCCGTGGCGCTCCGACCCCTCGGGATTCTCGATGGAGATATCCATGCCGGCGATGCGCGTGCGTCCGACCTTGTAGTTGCCGGCATCCTTCTGGGCGTCGGTCGGCTCGGGGCGGTCGTTCGTCGGCGACGTGGCCGCCTCGTGAGCTGCGGCGTCGGTTGCAGCGCCAGGATGGCGCACGCCGGCGGCCACCACATCGGGCGTCATGCCCATGACCGCCTGGCGCGCCAGCTCGGCGTCACGCTGGCCGGCGGTGGCCGCCTTGCCCTCGCCGTCGACCTGATAGACCGGGGCCGGCAACGCGCGCCGCACCGGCGCACCGGACAGCGCGGCGCTTACCGCTGCCTCCAGCTGCGCCGCGTTGTAAGGCTGCATGGCGTTCTCGTGGCGGATGATGGCGGCCGTCAACCCGGTCAGCGTCGCCGGGTCGCTCAGATCCAGCTGCTGGTTGGGCTCCACGCCCAGCGCGCGTGCCACCTGGCCCACATATGCGCCGGTGTCGTTTTCAGACGGCGGCGCCCACCGGTTCAGGATGCCTTGCACAGTGTCCAGACCGTGCTGGCGCTGGTAGGTCAGCAGGTTCATCCCGATCGCGCGGATACCATCCTCCGGCGTGGCGAAGGTGGCAAAGCGCGGATCGTTGCCCTCGACTTCACCTTGAAAGCCGGCGCCCTTCTGGATGTTGCCGGGGTTGTTGTTGCGGATCCCGCGCGGCGCGTTGGCGGGCATGCGCCACGAGTCGCGCGCGACGAAGCCCTCGCCAGCGGCGTACCCGTCCGGCGCCGGCAATGCCGCGCGCTGGATTGGTCCGTCCAGGACGGGAAAGGCCTCCGGCCCCTCGAGCGCCGCCGGGCCGCCCATGGCCTCGCGCAGCGAGTTGCCGGGCATGGGCTCGGCGAACAGTTCAGACAGCCGCACGAAGCGGCCGCGCCCGTCAGCCGTCCGGATTCTGGCCAACTGCTCGCCGCCGGCGCGCGCGGTCGCGGCGTTGCTCTCCACGCCCAGAAACTCGACGGGCAGCTCGCGGCCGTTCTGCCGCAGGTAGACCTGCTGCCGCGGCGCGAAGCCTGCGGCCTGGCCGTCTGCATTCGCCGTGTGCGCGGCGTCCGGCGCGCCGTCGGTGCCGCCGCTGTCCGCTGCTGCCGTCGGCGCGGCGCCAACGGCCTGCTGGTCGACCGCCGCCCCAGGCCGCACGATGAACCCGTTTTCGTAGCGCAGCACCTGCGCGCCCTCGCCCAGCTCCTCGGCCCGCTGGCGCGCGGCGCTGGCCGTCACGAACGGCTTGCCGCTGGCGTGCATCACGTCGCCCGCCTGGAGGCTCGGCGCCGAAGGCACGCCACGGTGGCGCACGCCTTCGGTTGCGCCATGCACAGCGCCCGGCCCCATGCCTGCGACGAAGCCCAGCGCCGCGTTGCCGAAAGACCCGGCCATCGGGTCCAGCGCCATGCCCGCGCCGGCGTTGATACCCTTCTGGGTGGCGTACCCCTCGCCGACCTCCTGGACGGCTTCCTCGGTGCCGGCCAAAGCGGCCTTGCCCAGGGTCTGCGCCACCACGCCGCGATCGCCAAGCACGCGGCCCGCCGGCGACAAGATCCGGCCGGTCGCCGCGCCGCCGACCGCGGACACCGGCAGCGTGCGCACAAATGCGGCATTCTCGGCGTCGGCGCGCACGCGAGCGCGCGCTTCCTCCGACGTCACGCCCTGCGCGATCAGATCTCGATATGCGGACGATGCGGCGGCCAGTTGCTGGTCGTCCAGGCCGTCGATCGTTTCTCGCACCTGCTCGATCGCATTACCGCCGCCCATGGCGCCGCCAGCAGCAGCGCCTGCGGCCATGCGGGCCCCGACCCCCAAGGGGCCGGCCGCCACCGACGCGAGGACGGGCAGCGCGCTGGAACCGCCGGCGTTCAACGCCTGCAGGGCCAAGCCCGATGCTGACGGGTCACGGCCCAGCGTCCAAGTTTCCGGCTTGTCCAGGTCGCCGCCCGGTTGCGAGTCGGCCTCACGGCGCTTCGCCTCTTCCGTGCGCGAGTCCAGCACGCGTTCGCCCAGGCGATGCGTTGCATCCGCCGCCCCCTCCAGGGGGTTGGTGGGGATTTCCAGGCCAGCATCAAAGGCCTGGTTCACCGCCGTCACGCCGACACGGCCCAGGCCTTCGGCAACCTTCCCCACGCCGCGCACGGCACTGCCGGCGCCCTTGATCGCGCCGCCGGCGAGCGTCTTGGGGAAGTCGACGAACTCAATGCCGCCGCCATCCTGCTGCGGCCGCGTGTAGTCGGCCACGCGGAAAGTGAACGGCAAGGGCTTGCCGATGGCGCCCGCCGGCGCACCGGCGTCCGAAAACTGGACATCCAGGTCGGCGCGGACCTGGTCGCGGCGCGCGGCCACGTTGTCTTTGAACTCGATCCCGTCAGCGGGATTTTCAAAGTTTTCCATCTATTCCCTCTATTCTGCGGTGGTGCGGCCCATGGCGGCGCGCGTGAATTCGGATCCTTCGGTGGCGCGGGCCCAGCGCTCGGCCGCAGCCTGTTCGGCCACGCGGGCCAGCTCTACATCGCGCTCGGCCTGCTGCAGCTGCGCGGCGTGCCTCGCACGCGCCTCCTGGCCGGCTTTCAATCCGGGCGGGCTGGAGCGCAATTGGCGCACGAGGGCTTGTGCCTGGCGCAGCTCGGCGCGGGCGGTATCAAGCTGGGCCCCCTCTGCGCTGTCGGCCGCAGCTGCTCGGGGGTTGGCGGCAGCAGGCGCGGCGCGGCCGGCCGGCGCTGGCTTGGCCACACTCGGCACCGGCTGTGCTGGCCGAGATGCATCGGCCGGAGCGGCCGCGGCCGGCGCCGCCTGGCCTTCACCCTGAGCAGGCGCTGCCACCAGGCGCGCCCGGATTTGCTCCTGCACCGCCTTGGGCACGACGGACACCGGTAGGCGCACCAGCTGGCCCTCGTGCTCAACACCAAAGCCGAACTGTCGATCGCCCAGCCGGATAGGCGTGATTTCGGCGGTGCCGTCCTGCACCCGCTGGGCCAGCGCCGCCAGGTTCCCCGCCGTCAGTACCTCGCCGGCTGGCGTGCCGGCATTCAGGCGGTTGATGTTCTCGCCGGTGGCGATGATGCCGCTCACCAACTTGCGCTGGTCATCGCCCAGCCCGTCCAAGCTGTCCACCTTGAAAATGCGCATGACGTGGTTGGCGAAATCCTTGTCGGAGGTCGTCATCCTCGGCTTGCCGGCCTCGCTGCCCTGGGCGCCGACACGCAGGCCGCCCTGGCCGTCGGGCGTGTACAGCGTCTGGTCTTTCCCCAGAATGCGAGGCTTGGCCGCCTCCTCATCCTTGCGCAGCTGACTGGCCAGCACCTGCTCGCGGCGCTTCTGCTCGGCATCGAAAAGCAGCTTCGCCTGCTGCGCCACCATCGCTTGCTGCGCCTTCGGGTCGCTGATGCTGCGCACGAAGGTCTGCAACATGTTCTCGGTGATAGGCTGCTGCACCGGCTTGCCGGTCACGGTGTCCACGCCGACAAAGTCGTACACCGGCGCGCCTCCGGCCTGTTCACTACGGCGATTGATCGCCTTCACCTCGATGCCTCCCGGCATGAAGCGGTTCACGAAGGGGACATAGGCGTTCGGATCGCCGGTCAGCTGGTAGCGTCCCTGCGCCGCAGCAAAGGCCTGTTCTCGGTGCTGGCCGACATATTTCTCGCGATCTGCCAGCAGTTCCATGGCTCGGCCTGGCTCTCCCAGCTCCAGGGCTTTCCGATATGCCCGCGTCAGTCCGTCCGCGACCTCTCCGAAATCACCCGCCCCGAGGTAATCAACGGGCGAAGGACTTTTTTTTTGCGCCATTGCGGCCGATTGCCCGGCACTCGGCAGCCCGGCCTGGGTAGCGCCCAAGCCCGCCCCGCCCGTCGATACATCGGCCAGCCCCAACGACTGGGCGGTTGCCATGGCCGGCGCTACCGGAGCGCTGGTAGCGACAGGCTGCAGGCCTGGCCCGCCTCCCATCGCGTCCCCAGCAGCCACCGCCTGCGGTCCCTGCACCGGCTCCAGCCCCGCAGGTGCCTGCAGTTGGTCGCGGGTTCCTCCCATCGCCGCGGCAATCTCCCGGTTCACACGCTTCTGCCGGTCGGCCTCCTCACGTTCGCGCGCCCGATCCTTGGACACGTCATAAGCCTGGGCGATTGCCATCCCATTGCGCAGGCCATCGGCCAGGCCACCCGCAAAGCTTCCATTCATCGCCATCAGATCCTCTCCAGTCCAATCAGGCCGGCCGACAAGTCGCCCGACAACGCCGGCGGCAATGCACCGCCCCCTTCTTCCGCGGGCGCCGCAACGGGCGCCAGGCCGGGCTTGGCACGTCGCCGTTCCAGTCGATCCACCTTTTTCGCCAACGCCCGAATCGCGGCGTGGTGCTGCCCGCTCACACTGATCATGTCCAGGCCGACCCCGCCCGGGGCGACCTCGTCACCAAATTGCGCGTGCATGTCCTCGGCGTAGGGACCGACGTGCTCCCCACCATCCGCCACGCCGGCGCGATATTTCCACCGCTCTACCGGTACTTTCGTAAGGCCGGCCAGTGCCTCGTCGTCGTCCAGCGGTTCCCCGTCCTCTTTCAATTCCTTCGACGAGAACGCCATGGCGCCAGCCATCAGCCCCGTGCCCAACAGCGAACCGAGGCCAGCCTGACTGGCAGAGTTCGCGTTCTGCTGCATCTGCATCTGGTTGAGCCCCATTTGCCCCATGGAATTGAATGCACCGCTTGCAGTCCCCAGCAGTCCCTGCCCCGTCCCCGCGGCATTGCCCTGGGCCGACTGCGCCCCCATCACGCCAGTGGCGGAGTTCCCCGCCTGCAGGGCCGCCTGCGACGCCGCAATGCCGGTGCCGGTCTGGTTCCGGCCGAACTTCGCCGCGTTCTCGCGCAGGCTCATGCCCAGCAGCTTGGTGTCGTTGCGCTCCTTGTTGACCGCGCCGGCGGTGGCCAGCGCCCGCGCATTGGCCTGATCCGTCATGGCAGTGCTGCCCAGGCTGCTGGTGGGCGAAACGCCCATGCGAGCCATCTCGCGCGAGGTCTGCGCCTGCGTGTTGTCGAACTGCCGGCCCACGGTCGCCGCGGCCAGGCCTTCGCGCCGCGCGATCTCCTCCGGGCTGTCGTAATTCATGGCCTCCTCGGCCATCTTGTTCTCGATCGGCTGGAATACGGACTTGTACTGATTCCATTGATCGTCGCCGCGCTGCGCGTTCTTGGTGGCCTCGCCCAGCGCGTTGTTCAGCAGCCCCTGGTAGATCGGCGCAAACTGCTCGGTCAGCTGCTGATTCCATTCGAAATTGCGCTCGGCAAGATCCTGGGCGCGCATGCCGATCTGGGCATTGGCTTCCTGGGCCCGGCCGACGGCCGGATCCTGTTTCACTTCCGTGGACATGCAGCCCATTTCAGTCACCTCGTGCGGCCTTCTCGGCCTCCAGGTTGGTCAAGTACTCGGGGTACGGTTCAGCCAGCTGGCGCAGCTCCACCCCCACCGCGCGCGCCCAGTCCATGCCGCCCAGCAGCAGCGCGCAATGGGTCACCAGGTCGACATAGGAGGCGCGCAGGACATAGGCCGTCCGCTTGCCCGCCACGCCGCCCGCGCGCTCCAGATCCGTGGCGATCGTCCAGTTGGTCGAGGCGTTCGCCAGTACCGCGTTGAGGCTGGCGAAATTGGCCTGGTAGAACGCGTTGCGCGGCAGCACCACCAGCGCCTGGAACATGGCGCGGTTGATATCGGCGTCGCTGAGAATCCTGTCGCGGTCGACCAGGTCATCCCAGAAGTGCGCCACGTCGAACGCCGTGCGCAGGAAATCGACCGCGCTGGCGTTGCCGCGCATCCAGCGCAGCGCCATCGCCTGGTCAAAAAAAGGCGCGCTCATCGGCGCGCCTTCGTGGTCTTGGTGGGCTTGATCGCCCGTCTGCTAGTGGAGGGCACCTCGGCCTTGCGGGCATAGGCCGGATCGATGGCGCCGGCCTCGTCGGCCCCTTGCGCTGCCGCGGCCGGCGGCACCATGGAAGCGGCAGCCGACAACGCCTCGCTGCGGGCGGTCTCGACCGCCTGCTGCGCGACCTGCAGCAGGCTCATCACCAGGCCCATGGCCAGCTCCTGGGTGATGCGGTTCCCCACGTTGGAGAAGATGGCGTTTTCGATTTCCTTTTGCATGTCGTCCTTGCCAGCGGTTGGTTAGAGAATCCCGGCCACGTCGATGATCGACACCTGCGGGCTGGGTGCATACGAGATAAAGGTATTGGTGCGGGTTGGGCTCCAACCAAAGAAGCGCACACCGAACTGCGGGAAGCCCGCCCAGAAGCCGTTCGCGGTCGCCTGCAGCGCTTCGGCCATGAGGTAGGTTTCCCAGCCCGACACGCCGGGCAGCGAGTTGTAGCCCTGCCGGACAAAGGCCTGGTTGTAGGCATACTTGCCCGACACCAGCCCGCTATAGGTCCAGCCGTCCCGATATGCCAGCCGGTAAGCGCTGTAGTAGTCGGGAATGTTCACGCTGCCGATGACGTTCAGCGGACGCTGCGCCGCGGTGAAAATCTGCGAACCCGACTCGTTGAATGCATCCAGGTAACTCGGGGTTACTGGCCTGTCGAACACGTAATACTCGGCCGGCTTGTTGAACGCGAACTCCAGCGTGCCGCCCGAGAGATTGGCCCACGACAGATAGCAGGCCTCGCCCACCGGCCGGAAGAACAAGACGGGGTCTAGGGCCGCCACCGCTGCCGAATTGCTAGCTACGCCGGCGTGGCGCAGAAACATGTTGATGGACGAGCTGTCCACGATCAGCTCGCTGGCGCCGGAGAGCAGCTGAAAACCGGCAGCCATTCACCGCACCCCGTAGATGATGGTGGCGGTCGCCCTGTCGCCCGGCATGTCCTCCAGGAATTTCCACCGAAGGGTGATGCCGTCGCGCCAGACGAACGGCGCATTGACACTCGCCGGGCTGCCCTGCGGCAGGGTCGCAAACCACGGTTCACCGCCCTCTGCCAACCGGGCATCGGCGTGCGCCCCGTCCGACGTGCCGGTGGCGACCTTTCCGTATTGCCGACTGATCTTGCTCAGGTAGGACGTCAGGACGGCCCCGTTGGGCGCGTAGGTCTCGATGCCGGCCGGCATTACCAGATCCCCAGACGCACGCGCAGCACGTTGTTGGCGTCGAACACCAGCAGCAGGTTGTCGCGGATCTCCAGGCGCGCGCCGCTCACCGCCGTGCGCAGCAGGCCGATGGTGGCAGTGATTGCCGACAGGCTCGCCACATTGAGCTTGTCCGCCGTGATAGAGCCCGCGGCGATGCGCGCCGCGTTCAGCACGCCGGCTGTGATCTTGTCGGCGCTCAGGTTGGCGATCTTCGCGTTGGTGATCGCCGCGTCCTCGATGTTGGCCGTCTTGACGTAGGCGGTCGTGATGACGGCCAGGCGCGCGGACAGCGACGCCACCGTCAGCCGGTCCGCATTCAGGCTGTTCACCGCGATGCGATCGCCGCTCATCTCCCCGAACGTGACCTTGGCCGCCGACAGGTTGGCGATCTTGGCGTCGGTGATCGAAGCGTTGCCCAGCTTGGCGTTGGAGATGGAACCGTTGGCGACGTACAGGTCGCGGATGTAGATGCCGGCAGGCACCGGCACGCCGTTGATTTCCGTCGGCTCGGGGATCTCGTACAGCAGCGCCTTGGGGTCGCCGGCGGCCGACAGGACGTCGATCAGGTAGGCAGGGTCCAGCGAGACGGCGCCGGTCGTGCCGCCCACGGCATTGAACGGCCCCACCTTGCCGCCGACGGACACGAACCGCACCCAGTAGAAATAGGTGGTAGCGGTGGCGCCGCCTACCGGATCCGCATACACCCAGCCGGTGGACTGGCCGACGCTCTGCGCCTGCGCCTGGTTGTCGGTCGTGCCGCGGAAAACCTCCGCATAGCCGAAGTAGGCGAAGTTCGGCTTGTCCCATTCCAACACCACGGTGCCCAGGCCGGGCGTTGCCTTGAAGCCAGTCGGCGCCGGCGGGATGCCATCGACCAACGGCGGCGTGCTGGGCTGGAACGTGCCCCCCGGATTCTTGATGAGGATGGGCTTGCCATCGGCGCCGCGCATCGTGACGATGCCATTCTCGACCAGGTCGCCCCAGGTCACCGCCTTGTCGACCGCCTGCCCGCCCTTCCCGAAGCGCGTCGCCAGGGTCAGCCGCATTTGCTCGAGCGCGCGCGTCGCGGCCGGGTTATCGGGCAGCCGGGCGGACTCGATCGCCGGCAGGTCTGCGTAGCGCAGGCCGGATCGTGCAGAGGTCGCCATCGTCAGACCGCCGTGACGTTGCCCAGGACCGACGCCACGGTCACCTCGGAAATAGCCGCGGTGCCCTCGACGGTGAACTCGTAGCTGCGGGCGCGATAGTTACCGCGCAGCCGGAACGGGCGGCCGTTGGTCACTTGGTGCTGCAGCTCCACGTCCAGCGGCCCGCCGGACGTCTCGATCGTGGCCCGTAGCCGGAAAGTCACCGGGTAGGCGCCGGCCACCACCTGGGCGGCGCCGATGTTCTGGGCGCGCTCGAGGATGAACCGTTTGCTCACCCGGCGTATGGCCAGCGGCACCGAGCCACCGTCCCATTTGTGCACGTTGCCATCAGGCAGCGCCAGGAACAGCTCATCGCGCCGGCCGTCCGAGAACGAGGCCGTCGCATACACATCGGTACGGGTCAGCGACATGGCGCCGCGCGTCAGATCGAAAATCAGGCCGCCGCGCTCGGCGCCAGTGTCGAACCAGCAGAAGTAGCGGTTGTCGTGCACGCTGGCATGCATCGAGGCCGGCCGGTAGGCCTGCCACTGCGCCCGGGTCAGCAGCTCCTCAGTCACCACGCCCACGCCGCCCGCCTGGTCGACCATGACGAGGCCATCGGGAGAGGCGTAGACCACGCCGCCCTTGAACGCCCGGATAGTGCGCTTGGCGACGCACGGCTGGTTCCCATCCAGGCGCAGCGGCGTCAGGGTGACCGGATCCGCCTGGGTCGCCAGATAGGTGTCGCCCTTGGTGCACACGACCGTGGCCTGGCCCATGATGGCACCGCCCACGATCTCGTCCGCGACCGGCGAGTAGTACGGCCAGCCGAAGGGCTTGAACACCTCCGACCGGTACACCCGCTTGCCCGAAAACCCGATCATGAACCCGCCGGGGTGCGCCATCAGGCCGAACAGGTCCGCCGGCGGCGGCACCAGTGCGCGCTCGGGCAGCGCCTCGCCCAGCTCGGTGAAGTCGACCTTGTCGGAAAAGGTCACGGCGCCGGCCGGCACTTCTTTCCAGAATCGCAGCACGGCCGTGCCGGTGCCGTCGGTGGTGGAGATGTAAAGCCGCTTCAGCGTGATGTTGTATTCGCCGGCCGGCGGCCCCTCCATGTTGATCACGTTCAGGGTGTCATTGGTGGCAGCATTGAACGGGTCGCTCACCTCGTTGGGCGGCCCCTCCTCGCCCCAGGCCGACACGAAGGTGTACGCCAGCAGGCACGACTGGCGCTCCAGGCCCGAGGGCGGATCGGGCTGCAGGGCGACCGTCACCGTGGCCCGCGACGTCGGCGCCGGGATGCCCAGCCGATACCACGCGGACGGCATCTGGCCGTCGGTTGTAGCCATGGTCGAATCCGTCACCCGCGGCGGCTGGCCTGCCTCGGTGAAGTAGGTCCGCTCCTGCGCGTCGTCCGGAATGGCGCCGCGCGCCACATCGGTATCGTTCAGCCAGTGGAACCAGTAGCGCGAGTCGTCATCGATCGAGCGGCCGAAACGGTAGATCGCCAGCTTGGTGCCGACCTTGGCCAGGTCGGCGACTTTGGCCGGCGCCCGGTACGGCACCAGCGAGCCGCGCTGCAGACTGGCGTTCAGCACGTCCTGGCTGGCGCCGGCCGGCAACAGGTGCGGCTCAACCTTGGGCAGCATGCCGGTGAACGCCTTTTCCGCTTCCCGCATCGCTACCTCGCCCGCGCCGGCTTGGCGATGTTGGCGACGTTGCCGCGGGCCCGGAACACCAGGAAGGCCAGCAGCAGCGTCAGGCCCAGCTGCCACGGGCTGACCGCGCCCTGCCGCGCCAGCACATCGAGCGCCTGGCCGCCAGTCAGCACCACCATGAGATAGGCCACCACTGACATGCCCACGCGATACCGCGCGCCGCGGCGCTGGTAGCAGGCCAGGCGCAGGGCGGTGGCGAAATTGGCGACGACAAAAAGAAGGGCCACCAGATGGTGGCCCGTGACGGTACTGCCGAAGTCCCAAGGGTGCATGTCAGCCTCCCCGCTTCCAGAAGGTGAAATCGGCCGCCTCGATCTTCTTGATCGCCGTGATGGCGACGGTCACGGCCACCGCGGCCGCACCGAAGCCGGTCACCACGGTTTCCTGAATGCCGATCAGGCGGCCCAGCTCAGGCGCCGCGAAGTATCCGATCAGCCAAGACACCAGGCCGTAGACCAGGCGCTTGGCGACACCCAGCTCGTTGCTGTGCACGATGAACAAGGCGGCGCCGGCGAACGCGCCGATCAGCGCGCCGCCATCCACCCCGGGCAGCATTGCGCCGAAAAGCAGCGCCGAGGCCGTGGGCAATGCTGCGCTGATCGCGCTGGTAGGTTCAGCCATCATTTCTCCTGTGTGAGGTCTACCAGCTAGGCCTTGATGGCCGCGGCGAGACGGAACAGGTCATCCCGCTTCGCTTGAGTAAGGCCGAGGACGTCAGCCGCAGCGTTGAGCATGGCGCTGCCATGCTCGAATACCTGCAGTTCATCCCAGGCACGCCGGTAGTACGCCGGCGTCGTCGGATCGTTCAGTAACTCCTCGAAGGCTTCGAATAGGGTTCGCTCAGGGCGCCCCTCCGCAGGAAAGCGAGTAAGGCGCATCGCCTCGCGGCCCTGATAGCGCGAAACCGAGGCCGGAGGTCCTGCCGGCGGCTCGGGCATTTCCTCCAACGATGCGGGCACCAAGGTAAGCGGCGCATCGACTGGTCCGAACGGCGAACGGAATACATAGTGACCGGCCGAGTTATCTGCGATCACGTCGTCGTCGAACTGAAAGAAGCGGCCCGTTTCAGTGTCTTTGAAGGTGTGCATTATCGATACTCCCGCCAGCCGCTCAGGCTCGCATTAGTGGTGCTTGCCCGATATGTCGAACCTGCTGGAACCAGGATGCAGCCGGGCAAATTCGCCGAGCTATTCGGGTAATAGATCAAGCCGGCCGGGACTTCGTCTATGGCAAAGAACAAGTAGCCCGCTGCGGCGGTCGAAGTGGTATAGACCTGGACGAGGATTGGCCGCCCCGTCGTGTTCGTGTAGATCACACCCAAAGACCGCGAAGCCGCGACGTTCTGCCATGTCTGATTGACGCCAAAAACTTGGCCGCGCATAGTTTGAAATGCCGCATTGAGCGTCGCATAGTCGGTCGCCAGCTGCGCAGCGTCGGCCGCGCCAGGATTGGTGACGGCGCCGAAGGCCTGGATAGTCCATGCACCGGCGACGTTCTGCGGGTGCGTCTTGGTGCCCACACGCGGCACCCCACTGGGTCCGTTCTGGACCGGGGCATCGACCGTGCTGTACTGGCTGTTGGTCCCCTGCCCATACGGTACAGTGCCGTATGCCGTAGGGGAACCACTCTGTGAGGTCTTGATGTTGATGAGGTGACTGTGATTCTGGAACTGGTCCGGCTGAATCACACCCACTGGGGCTGCGTCCGTGCCGTCACCCGAGAGGAACACGCGCCCGAGGGAGCCGACGGAGTGGCCGTTCAGGTCGGGCACCCGGATGGTGGTCGAACCGTCACCGGTGGTATAACAGCCGCGATTGCGCGGGTCTGCCAACCAATCGGATTCCGTAGCCACCGGCACCGTGCCGGCCACCACCATGGCGGCAAGGTCAGGAAAGGTGGCGCGCGAAATGGTCTGGCCATCGGCGGGGATCCGGCCTGCCGGGATGGACGAACGCAGCGGCCACCAGGCCACTGCCCCCACAGGAACAGGCGACTTCACGCGATACATGCCCGCCGCTGTGTCGAACTCGGCCATGCCTTGCCCGTTGACATAGATGGGCCCGCCGTCAGCCGTGGGCAGCTCGCTCGTGTTGAACGGTTGCACCGTGCGGCGAAGCAAGCGCTGCTCCGGCTCCCAGGCATTGTTGGCCGCATTGCGGCGCTTGAGCCACCCGGATCCGATGTCCGCCCAGCGCATATACGGTGCGACGTAGGCACCCGTCAACGTCGCGGGGTCCACGGCGCCGGAGAAGTCCGAAGCGACGTTGACGAAATTGTCGTCGACCTCGTCACGGGTCAGCAGGCGCGCCAGGTTGCGGCGCAGGGTGAGCAATCGGGTCATGGCTTACCCGCGCTGCTGGGCCAGCGTCCAGTTGATGGTGAACACGTCCTCGGGCTCCTTGTTCTTGACGCCGAACACAGAGCGATTCGTCATCGTGCCGGCAGCGGCCGCATTGAAAAGACCGGCCTCGGTGACGGGGCCCGACCCCACGCCTTCGCCGAAAGTCGCGGTATAGAGGCGCTGCGCGCCGGTGCCGGAGATGGTGACCGGCACACGGCTGCCTGCGATTTCCACCTCCAGGGTCTTGTCGGCACCCGCCGCCGGCGTCGTGCCGGTGCCCAGCGCCATATGGGAAATCACCCCCACCGCCTCGCCAGCGGCGCGGGCGGCCAGATAAGCCAGGCCGTCGTCGGTGAACAAGTTCTTGATGACGAAGCGCTCGGTTTGTCCAGTGCGCCCGCGGCGGACGATGATTTCCAGATCACCCCGGTTCAGGGCGCCGGAGCTGTTCAGCATGTTGCTCATGGGAAAGTCCTTTCAGAAGGAAGTGGCGTCGCCGACGTAGTCGTCGGCATAGTCCAGGGCGTAGTTCTCCAGCACCACACGGCCGGAGTCATGCGACGCGGCTGCATCCCGGCGCTCGCGGGCCACCGCCAGCGCCAGGACGTCGACCGTCATCGCGGCGTCGAATCGAATGGAGCGCACCGTCTGCCGGGCCCAATCCACTGCCGTGCCGGCCGACAGCCGCACGAACGCAAGGGCAAACCGGTCCAGCGCGCCAGCAACGTCGGCCCGGCCGAAGGCAACGCCAGCGCCGACCACGTCAGTGGCGGTCGCGCCATCGCGGCGTTGGCCCACCACGGCGACGGCGCGCCAGTCGACGGCCGCCGCCAGGTCATGGCGGTTTAGGATCCGCACCAGGCGGAAGTAGTCCACGGCCAGGCCGAGGTCCGCCAGGATGGGATTCAGGCCCAGGGGGTCCGCCACCGCATCCACGCGCGCCACCAGGGTGCCCGAGGCGTCGACCGTGGCGGCGACAATTTCATGCTCCAGGTGAACGGGGCCGGTCATGCTAGAACTGCTCCCGCACCTGGAATTTCAGGATGGCGAACGCCGTCTGGATGCGGCCATCGGGAAAGGTCACCTCGACCTCGCCTTCGAATTCGCCCGCCGTATCCAGGGCGTCGGCCGACCAATCCATGGCCAGGCGGCCACCACGGCCGGCCACGTCATAGGGCGGGCGGTAATCGACGTCGCCCGTCTCGGGGTCAACGTAGCCCGCGATCGCAAAGCACGGCATCGTGGCCTTGACGGCGTCGGCCCCCACCTCGCGGAACAGCAGCCGGGCGGTAGTGCCGGGCGCGGACAGATCCAGCGGGCGCCGCGTGCGCTGGTCCGTTAGCGACAGCTGCAGCTGGGGCGCGGTGTCTCCCTGCACCAGGCGGATTTTGTCGGTTGCCATGCGTTATTTCTGCTCGTTGGGGCTGGTCATCGCCTTGGCGGTGACGTCGCTGGTCAGGGTGGACTGGCATGCCGCCAGGTGCTGGGCGGCGCGTTGGTGGAACGCAGGCACCGTGTCGGCCTCTTTGAGGAAGGCGCGGTAGAGGATGTAGTCCACCAGCGCCGGCGCGTAGGCGCCCTCCTCGGCAAGCTCCTTGTCGCCGTCGTCCTTCGTGACCGCCGCCGGCGGCTTCGCGTAGGACAGCTCGATCACTACGCCGGCTCGAGCCGGCGGATACACGTCGAACTGGCCGGGGCTGCGCTCGTCGTACAGGAAGTGGCGGATCTCCTGGACCTTGGACTGGCTGCGCCAATTCGGGCGCACGCGGCCCAGCGCCGCGGCGTCGGCCACCGTGATGGCGCGCTGGCGCGGCGCCGAGACATTGCGCGGCACGTCGAACAGCATGCGGGCGCCGCCCGGCAGAGCCTGGCGCGCCCCTTCGGCGCAGGCGAAATCCTCGGACACCTCGTACAGGTCCGGCCGCAGGCGGTACGCCTCCAGGCGGCCGTCGCTCAACCACATGGGCAGCTCGGTGTCGTCCCAGTAGACGGCGCCGTCGTCCTGCAGGATGGTGCGCGCGCGGGTGATGACTTCGCCGACTTTCATTTGAATTCGTCCCCGCCAGTGCGCATCCGCCGCTTGGCAAAGCCGCGGGCGCCATCATCGGCCAGCGTGTTGCAATCCCGGTCGAACTCCGTCTGGTAGCCTCCAGCGCGGCCGGGATCCGCGTAGCCCGCCTTATGCTGGTGCAGGCGCGCCAGCGCGCCGTTGGCCAACTTCTCGGCGTAGCGATTCAGCAACACGTCGTGCAGCTCGCGCGCGTTCCTGGTGGGCGCGTAGGCCACCTCGAGCCGCAGCGCCCGCGTCGCCTTGACCGTGACCGCCGGTACCAACTGCACGAAGCCCGGCAGCCGGCAGTAGAAGTGCTGCACGTCGGCGGTGCTGCCGACCTGGCGCCAAGCCCAGCCGTCGGGGAATTTCTCCTCGAGTTCGGCGCGCGTGGCCGACGTCACCGGGCCCTCGGGCAGCCAAGCCGCCACCACATCGACGATCTGCGTATCAGCCTCGGGCGGGTCCAGCTCGTACTCGGCGGTGCCAGGCACCAGCGTCACCGGATCGAGGAACGCGCGCAGCACGCGGGTGCGAGTGCAGAATTCGATCGCTGCGTCGACGATGGCATCCTCGACCGCCGGCGTGGGCGCGCCTTCGATCAGCGGCACCACGAACCGCTCGAAATCTGCGAGGGCGGCCATTACGTCGGTTCGCCCGCGGCGCGCGAGTTGGCCAGGCTGACGATCTGCTGGATCATCTCGTCCTTCTTGAGGGCCGCGTCCAGTTCATGGTTGAACTGGGCACGGGCGAACGTCGCCAGGTCTTCCTTCTTCATGCCCTGCAGGTTGGGCATGTTGAAAGGTGGCACCTGGCTCTGCTCGGACAATTTTCCGCCGCCGACCGCCTGCTGCGTGGTCACGACCAGGCCAATGTTGCCCGGGTTCTCGTCCGCTTCCTCCCAGGCCTCGCGCCAGACGTCCTTGTGGGGCGTCAGTTTGATGGCGATCAGCGGCGGCACGAAATGAATCTGCCCGCGCTCCCACACCAGGCCGGTGCCGGCGACCGTGTCCTTCTTCTGTTCCTTCGCCCCGATGTACATGATCGGGATGAGGTTGTCCTGTTCCATAGGGAACTCCAAAAAGGTGGGGCCAGGCGGTTTCCCGCCCAGCCCCGAATGCCGCGCAATGCGGCGAGACAGCCCCGAAAAGGCTTAGGCGACGCCCACCATCTGGCCGTTGACCACGGCCGTCAGCTGCGGCGTGCCCGTGAAGGCAGCCCCGCTGATCGTGGCAACCAGCTTGACCGGCCGCTTGAACAGGATGGGATGGGCGGTCGAATCGACGTTGCCGGCGGCGGCGATGTCGGCGCCGGCCAGCCAGGCGTCCAGATCGGCGACCGGACCATCGCTGGCGTCGTAGGGCTCGAAGCCCAGGTCCGCCTTGACACCGGCGCCAGCGGCGTCGGTGACCAGGCGCACGGCCGTGACGACGACGCCGGCCGGGATGACGCCCAGGTAGACCTTGTCCGCGATGCCGGCCGCGCCGCGGTAGCCGTAGGTTTCGACCCAGGCATTGCCGAAGGCCTGCGTGTGCAGGGGCTTGGCGTTGTAGTCGGGAGAGTAGCGATCCATGAAGTTCTCCAGTTCCACCGGGGCAGGCGGCCAACCGGCCGCCCGCCGCCGATCAGGTGTTGAGGTTGACGACGGTGTCCAGCACCATCACGCCGTGGTCCGTCGGGATCTTGTTGCCGCGCGCGTCCGGCACCGAGAAGCGGAGCTTCGCCTTGCCGCACATGACTTCGCCCGCGACTTCGAGGTTGCGCTCGAAGTTGTAGCGGTTCTCCATCCAGTTGGCGTAGGTGTCCGATCCCTGGTTCTTGCCGTAAACGTGCGCCAGCGCCTGGGCGCCCAGCAGCATGCCGCGGTCGACAGCGAAGCCCGGTTGCAACGTCGGGATCGTGACGTCCGCCTCGGCGGCCGTGGCCTGGCCAGCCTGGGTGCAGTAGCGCACCGAATCACCCGGGTTCAGCCGGATGGCGCGGTCCATCTTGCGCACCAGGATGTTGTGCCAGATGCCGGCCTCGCCCGTGAACAGCGGGTGCTTCTTCGGTCCGGTGAACGACGAGGCACGGTTCCAGGCGTTCTGCAGAAACGTGCGCCACTGCAGGCTGTTGGCCGCCGTGTTGGTCAGAATGCTCTGCCACATGCGGTTGGTCACCAGCAGCAGGTACAGCGGCTCGTCATCGGCGGCGGCGTCGCCCGCGATCTTGATCGGCTGGAGCTTGAACTCCATGTCGTCGATGATCGCGCCCAGGTGGTCCAGGTGTTCCAGCTTGAAGGTGTCGGTGGTATCGATCGCGCCCAGCGCCTGGCCGCCCTGCACCAGCGACGTGCCATCGGCCACCCAGTGGCGGTTGTAGGTCGGCGCCTTGACCGGGTTGATCATGATTTCGGCGAAATCCGGATCGTTGGCCATGGGCACCACCCAATCGGTGCCGACCTGGGAGCCGCGGGTGCCGGCCAGGTGCACGATGGTGGACTGGTCGTTGAAGCGGCGGAACCAGCCCTGCAGGTTCGCCATGGCCAGGCCGCGCAGGTTGTGCACGGTGCGCTGCTGGGTCATCTTGCCGCCGGCGTCCACCACCTTGGTGGCCAGGTCGATGCGGATGTCCATGCTGGACATGTCCAGGCGCTCGCCTTTGCCCTCGGCCTGCTTGTCGCCCATGATCGGCTTGCCGCCGGTCTGGTTGATCAGGTCGACGCTGACCTGGTCGCCCTGGGACTTCGTCAGGTCGGTGACTCGCACCAGCGGCATGTCGGGGCTGGTCTGGCCTTTCAGCTTCGCCTCGGCGGCCGATTGCTTCGGCGCCGCCCCGGTCAGGTTGTTCATCAGCGAGGGCTGACGTTGGGTGTTGGCGAACAGCGCCGCGCCGAAAACCTTGCGCGCAAGCGGCGAGCCAACGGGAACAGTAGTTTGGGACATAAAGCCTCCAGTTCGTGGGATTTACGAAGAGAGGCGCGCCAGCTGCGCTTCGATTTCATCCGGCGACATGTTCATGAAGCGGTCCGTCAGGGCACTGCCCGACAGCGCCGCGATGGCGTCTGCCTCGGATGTGGCGGCCGGCTGGCCGCCAGGGATATCGGAAAGCGTGGAAGGCCCCGACGCTTCGGCCTTCGCTTTCGCGACGGCCTCGGCAACGCGCGCGGCAGGATCGGCTGGCTGCTTGCCCGCCGCGGCGCTGGCCGGGTCGGGTAGCTCGATCTCGCCGTGTTCGGCTTCGTACATACGGAGGGCGGCACCGAACCGCTCGGCGAGCGGCTTGTCCTGCCATGACGGCTTGGCGCGCAGCATGGCGTCGATGGTGGCGACCTCGTTGAACTCGGCCGGGGCGGTGGCACGGAGGTGGGCGAGCTTGGGGATCGACACGATGGTGTCCTCGACGGTCACCAGTGCCTGCACCTGCTGTTCGCGGCGCGCGGCTTCCGCTTCCTCGGCGGCGGGCCGGCCGGCGTCGACCTGTTCGCTCAGGCTCTTGGCCAGGTCGATCAGGTTGTCCATCCGGCGCGCCACGTCGGGAGCTTCTTCGCGCAGCTGCTCCAGCAGTTGCTGGTCGACGATCTGGTCCAGATCGAGCGACTTGGTTGCCTTTCCCTGCTGGGCGGCAGCCTGATCCTGTTCCAGCTTGGTCGTCAGATCCCGCACCATCTGCTCGGCACGGATTGCGCGTTCGCGCTCCTGCTGCAGCACCTGGTAGGGGATGACGTTCTTGCCGTCCCTCGCCAACACAACGGCTTCGCCTTCCTGCGGGGCAGCGGCGGCCGTGGCCCCCTGCTGCTTACCGCCCTCGTCGGTGCCGGGCGTTGCACCGCTGGTATCGCCCTGGGGTTTGGCGCCGGCGGCGGTGGCCGCGACGTCATCGGCGGTCGACTGGTCGGCGGCGCTGGTGGTGGCATCCTGCCCACCGACCAGCGCGGCCAGCGCGTCGTCCGTCAAACTGAGGGGGTCGCGCAAGACTTCATCGAGGTTGTCGATGGGGTTGCCCGTCGTGGTGTCCGTGGTCATCTCTTCCTGCTCCTAGTTCTCGGATAGGTCCGGGGGGGTTGAAAACGAAAAAGCCCCCGACGATTTCTCGGCGGGGGCCAGTGGTTGCCCGTATCCCAGGGCGGGGAATCTGTGTCGGCGCGCTACGCGGCCGTGGCTTGGCGGGTGCCTAGGCGCGCCAGCACCTGGTCGACCTCGTCCGTCAGCTGCTGGAACCGCTCCTGCAGCTGGGCGCCGCCGGTCTGCGCTTCGGCGCGAATGCGCGCGCGCACCGTCTCTGCCTCCTCGTGCATCTCGGTCTGCTGCAGGCGGGTCTGCCATTCGGTGGTGCGATCGGCCAGCTGCTGGCGAAGCTTCTGCACCTCTTCCTCGTAGCGCGCCAGCGCGCCGTCCACCTGGCCCACCGTATCGGTGTCGCCAGCGCCGGCCGCCTCGGCGCGGATGCGCTCGGCCTCGGCCAGCAGCTTCTGCGTCTTGGCCTCGCGCTCGGCGATCTTCGACTGGGCATCCTGCATGGCGGTCTGCATCTGGGCCTGCGCGGCCTGATCGGCCTGCTGCTTGGCGGCCTGGGCCTCGGGTGAATTCGGGTCGGCCTGGATCCCCAGTTGGGCCCGCAGGAACGCCGCCATTTCCTTGCGCTTGCCGAAGTCGGACATTTCCAGCGCGAAGGGGATCAGCAGCGCCTGCATGTTGGGCGGCATGGACTTGAGGATTTCCGAGAAGGCCGCGAACTGCTGGGCGCGGTAGGTCGGGGTGCTGGGGACGTCGGACAGCGCCACCTTGACCGGCGCCGTCTGCACGTCGTTCTCCTTGTAGGCCTGGCCCGTGACCGGGTCCTTGCGCGGGATGTTGACCACCACCTTGCGCTTGACCGTGCCGTTGTCCACCAGGATCTCGGCCTGGTCGGTCATGTCCTCTTTGATGAGGTCCAGCAGCGCATTGCCGACGCCGCGGCGCGCGACCCGGTAGTTGTCGTTGATCTTGGCCAGCGTGGTGACGCCCTGCTCCACCAGCGACTGGATGGCCAGGCCGGAGCTGGCATTGGATTGCTGGCCCATCATGGCTGCGTACACGCCGGCCGCCTCCTGGATGGCTTGCTTGCGCTCCTGCATGACCTGGAACTGCTGCTGGGACAGGTCGAAATTCGATTCGACCTTGATATTTGCACCCACGCGCAGCGCCTTCGGGTTCGTCACGACGAAGGCGTCCGATTGGCCGATCTCTCGGCTTACGTCGCTCATCGTGTTGTATTTCTCGTCCAGGGCATCCGAGTCGATGAAGGTGCGCCGGCTGTTCATCAGCCACATCATGCGCGCCGCGCGGGCGTTCACCTCGTCCTGCGGGGACAGCATGGCCCGGATGATCCCGTAGGGCACGCCCGTCAGATCCTCGCGGTAGCCGAAGAACGGGATGTACGGGAAGCGCCGGCGGTTCGTGGCGCGGTCCTGAACCCGGATCGGGCCGATATGGAAGGCGCAGCGAATCTTGTCGTAGACGGCGAGCTTGGGCTGGACGGCGCCGGCGGCGACCAGCGCGCGGTGCACCTGGTTCTGCTCGTTGAATTCCAGGGTGCGCCCGCCGGGCAGCGCCAGCACCAGGCCCCGCACCCAGACCCGATACCAGACTTCGAAGCACGTCACCACCCTGCGCTCGATGTCGCGCCAGTCCAGGTCGTCCCAGGTGGTGCGCGTGCCCTGCCCGATGTCATTGAAGAAGTCCGCCGACATGCGGGCTTCGGTCGTCAGGTAGTCCGCCCAGTCCCGCCAGCCGGCCGCGGCCAGGATCATCTCCCGGTGCTGGGGGAAAAACGCGGCGATGTGGTCGGCGTCGTAGCGCTTCTTGCGCACCACGTAGCGGGCATCGCTCCAGTCCAGGGCGCGGCTTCGCCAGTCCCAGTAGATCTCGGAGCGGGGAACGCTGGTGACGCGGTAGGGGTAGTTGAAGGGGTTGCTGTTGCGCGACACCTCCACCACCCCGAAACCGGCCTTGATCTGGCTGGCGTAGGCGTCCGACGTGGCGGTATCCGCCTGGGCCTCGCGCTCGGTCTCGTGCATCTTGGCCGACAGGGCCTCGGCCACGTCCTGGTACTGGTCGTCATCGCCACCAACGCGCCAGTCGGTGCGAGTCTTGGCCTCCATGCCCAGCACGGCGTTGACGGTCGGCTGGATCAGGTTGGTGACCAGCGGCCCCAGGCCTTTCGCTTCCAGGCGGGCCAGCGTCTCGGCGTCCAGCTGGTTGCCGTCGTAGTAGTCACAGGCCTTGTCCGCCTCGCGGCGCCAGGTAGGCTGGTTGCGGATCTCGTCCAGCCAGCGCTCGAGCTGGGACACGGACAGCGCGCCGGCGTCGGCCGGCGCCTGATCGCGGGCGTGCGCGGTCGCGCTTTCGCTGCCATCGAGGAGGCGGAAGCCGGTTACGGAAGTGTTCATGCGCGCCAGTTTTCCCGGTGTCGTTTGAAGTTGATCGGTGCGTTGTTGACCGCGTAGCGGAGGGACATCACGCCGTAGCGCGATGCGGAGATGACGTCGTCATCGATCTTCACGATCGCGCCGTCCTTGCGGTGGTAGGTGCGGTACTCGGCAAGCCAGAGTTCCAGGTGAGAAAAAACCTTGAATCGGCCGGTGACCATGCGGTTGAGCATGATCTGGATGCCGGCCTCGACGCCATTCGAGCCATCCTCGAACTGCGTGCGCTCCGGCAGCATGGACACGCCCTCGGCCAGGTAGGCGTCCCGCATGGGCGTGCCGGTGTCCTTCTGCGCCTGCAGGGCGTCGTGCGGCCAGGCCACCGGGATCCAGCTGCCGCGGCCCTTGATGGCGCTGGCGTGCACGGAAACCGGTTGCTTCTTGGCCGCGTAGACGTCGTACACGTAGACGATGTCGGCGTCCTGGTTGTGCGCCAGCCAGGCCGCCGCCGTCGGGTGGTCCCATCCCAGATCCAGGCCGCAGATGCGCGGCCAGCTGTCAGGGATGTTGAACGGCGGCACCACGATGCTGGATTCCGGCACCGGGAACACCGCGCCGGAGCCCAGCACCGGCTTGCCGTAGGCGCGCGCCTCGCGCTCGTGGTCCGGGTAGCTGGCCAGGATCGCGTCGGCCTGCTCGCGGGTGTAGTGCTCGGCATCGTAGATGCCCATGAACACCACCACGGTGCCGGCGTGCTTGTCGATCAGGAACCGCTTGACGGTCGCCGACATGCCCATCAGGGGCGTGAAGGTCAGGTACACCGGGCCCAACGTCGTGTTGGTGCGGGTGATCGCCTCCATGTAGATGTCGTGCGGCGGCTCCTCATCCAGCCAGACGAAATCCAGGGTTTCGGCCTGGAACTTCTCCCGGCCCTGCTCGTAGTTGCGAAAGCCCAGCACGCTCTCGCCGGCCTGGACGTCGCCGCCACCACCATGGCGCACCACAATCATGGACACCGCGCCCGGCACGCCGGCCAGCGGCGCCACCTCCTTGATGGCGTCGCCGGGGATGGCGCCGGTCCCGCGTTCACTGTCGACGCCAGGCCGGCCCAGCAGCAGGCGCTGCATGCCGTCGCGCGTCAGCGCCGACGACACCGAGGCCGCCCATCCCGCCGTGGGCTTCTGGAAAACCTTGCCTTCCCACCATTCCGGGTAGCGCCCGGTCAGGTGCATGGCCGTCTCGTAGGCGCCCGAGAACGTCTTGCCCAGCTGGTTACCGGCAGAAAAAAGGCGCTCGCGGTATGCGGCGCCTTGTGCGTGGAACTCCCTCTGCTTCTCGTACGGCCGGTAGTACTTCAACCGGTTGCGCTTGGCGCGCCAGGCACGCTCCTGCAGCGCCCTGGCCAGCATCACGCGCGGATTGGACATCAGTGCATCGTGGTCCCGGCGCCAGCGCCGCCCGCGCGCAGCTGGGCAAGTACCTTTTCCACCGGGATACCTTCGGCCTGGGCGATTTCCTGGGCGGCCTGCGCGATGGCGGCATCCAGCTCGGCGTCGGACTTCTTGTCCAGGTCGCCCAGTCGCAGCTCCTTGCGCTCCACGAACATGCCCAGGTGGCGCGCGATCAGCTCCAGATTCGGGGTCTTGGCCGCCAGCTTGAGCGTGAAATTGCTGTTGCGGTCCCAGCTCCAGCCCACGATGCAGCGGCGGACGCGCTCGGGCAGCAACCGCAGATCCTTCGGGCTCGTGATATCGCGCACCACGCCATTCTCGTCCGTCACCACCAGGTCCGCCGCGTCGTAGAAGCCCATGGCCACCCATTCCTCGAGGACGCGCTGGGCGGTGACTTCCAGCTTCGCCGACAGCTTGTCGCGCAGAGCCTGCACCGCCGCCGCGACGTTAGCCTGGTTCAACAAGCGCGACGCGCCGCTGATGGCCGCAGCACCGCGCGCCCGGTAGGCCGCCTCGTAGGCCTTGGTCTGGTTCTGGAAGCCACCCGCGGCGAACTCGTCCACAAACCGGCGCTGCTGGGGCGTCAGCGGGCTATCCGCGGACACCACGCGGCGGGCGGCGGTCGACAGCGTGCGTTTCGAGCGCGCAGGCGACTTCCGCGCCGGCTTGGGCGCTTTGGACTTCGATGAGGTCATGGTGATTTCAAACGGGCGATGTTACGGATCGTAATAATATTGGCAGTTTCCAAGCCAGGAGCACAACGTGTCGGACGAATTAGGGAAGACAAGGCGCAATTTGATGGTGTTCAGCACGGGTGTGCTTGCTGTCGCCTTCCTCGAGATTCCACTGAACGGCAGCAAATTTCTAGGGCTCGACCTCAACGGGCTAGATCCGAGCCGTGTCTGGTCGGGCACATTGATCGCTTTGCTCTACCTTGTACTTCGCTATTGGCACGATCCAGCGATACGAAAGCTTGCCTCCGAATGGAAGAAGCAGGGAACGGAGATCTATCAAAAGCTAGCAATGACCACAATAGAAAACGCATTCAAGCATCGAGAGCGCAGAAAGATATTGCCGCGCGTTATCTTCAACATTTCGCAACCCCCAGCGCCATCGGCTCGCCCGGGCCTCATCGGCAGATACTCCTTTACAACGTGGCGAACTGGAAATGTGGCGATCGGCTGGTCAGGTGACGATGGCCAAATAGACGGTCATCCGGTCAAAGTGACCTATGCACGCGACGGATCGGCGTGGTTTAGGATCAGTCGGTTAAGCACAGCTTGGCTCGCGGTACGGACGTTCCGCAACATGCTACGCGTCTCGTGGACTGTGCTCGAAATCGTTGTGCCAGTCCTCCTCGCCATCGGTGCTACAGGGGTCGCCTGCTTCAAGCTTGCTCAAGCACTCTCATGAAAAAAACCCCGCTCGGACTCCCGGCGGGGTTTCTACGCGCACTGATGACCAGTGACAGAATGAGGCCGATTTTGCGGATTGCTCACTTTTTTGTCAAGCATCGTGAGAAAGGTCCGGGTCGAACTTGTTGGACTTGCTCCGGTTCAAGACCGCGGGCACGATCCGCAGATTGGCTTCGCAATGAAGCCCACACACCAGCGGGTTGACCAACGGCACGACGTGATCGACGTCGTGCGGAATGCCGGTTTCGAGTTCGATTCGATCCCGTTCGTCATAGATCATCCTGATCTTTTTGCGATCTGCCCACGCCGGCGTCGCGAGCCGCATCAGCAGTCGTCTCCGTTCCTTCGGCTCTGAGCATTCCTGAATTGCCCTCGCCCAATGCCCGACCTTTTCTGGATTCTTCCATGGGTTGTCGTTGGCCACTCGCTCAATCCGAGACTCCAGCCAGTTTTGATAGTCCCGGTGCCACGATAAGCGGGTGTAGCGCGTTTCAAACTCCTCAGGCGAAAGCAGTACCTCCTCCAAGAAGTCCGACACGGGCTCGCCAGTCGTTGCCTCATACCATGCCCTAAAGGCTCGACCCCGCAGGGCTGCGAGGATAGTCTCCAGATTTTCAATGTTCTCGCGCGATAGCCTCTCTGCACGCGCATCATGGCTCGTATCCCGCCGATCCTGATTTTTGTAGGCCCTGAGTTCATAGGCCATTCGCTGTTCTTCGCGCTCTATTTTTCGTCGACGCGCGCGTTCTTTTTTCTCCTCCGCTTTTGACGGAAGCGGGCGGACAATCCACGGGTTGAATGTCATAAGCAACCAAGATCTTGGGGAGCTGGCAAAACGCTATCTCAGATCCTATTCGCCGACAAGGCCCGCACCGCGCAGCAGGGATTCAGCCAGGTCCATGGCGCGGGCCTCCTCGCCCTTCTTCCCTTCCTCGACCACGCCGGCGCCCTTGCGCACTACGCGCGATCCGCGCAGCCAGATGGTGATTTTTCCGTTCTGATCCGTGACGGTGCGATCGCTGATGCCGGCGTGCACGGCCAGGTCGGACAGCATGACCCGGCTGCGGTTGGCCTTGGCGGCGAAGTAGCGGGCGACGATGCCGTCGCGGACGGCGCGGTGCACGATGTGCCCGGACAGGATGCCGCTGGCCATGACGCCGTCGGACACCGCGCGCACCGCGGCGAACCAGTCCTGGTCCCACACGCTGCTACGGCAGCACGGGCATGGCGTCGTCTGCGGCAGAAACCGGGCCTCGAGGATGCGCTGGTGCAGCGGCGCCAGCGCCTGCAGCTCGCGCAGGATGAATCCGGCCTGCGCCGCGCCATCGACGCCGGCCAGGCCGCGGCCGGTGCGCGGCGTGCGATCAGCCATCTTCACCATGGCCGGCCGGTCCAGGGTGCCAGCGGAGTAGTTGAAGGCGTAGGTGAGCGCCTGGTGGGCACCCTTGAAAAGCGGTTCGGACACTGTGCGCTCCTGTATCGGCGTTCCGTGAAAATCTTTCAATCCAAGCCCCCAAGTACTTCCACTGACCATGCCGTCAGGCGCTGGCGCATCAGGGAGGCAATTTCCTCTGGCGATCGAGCGCTGGCCATCTGGGAACCGCATTCCACCGTCTGGCTATACCGACCTGTGCCGCCGGGAGCCGTCAGCGATCCCGTCATAGCGAAGCACCCGTTGTCCAGACGCCGAAGCGGCCCAAACTCGAGGCTGTGTTCATTCCTGGCCATGAAAGCTCCCATTCGGCCCACGGCCAGCGCCATGCAGCGACTGCAGCCGCGGCTGGGCCGCGGCGATGCGATCAGCGTTCAGGCCCAGCCTGGCGGCCATGCGCAGCGGCTCGCGCTTGGCAACGCCTGGCACCACCCGCACCTGGCTGGCATGAACTGGTGTGAGCGCTGGTTGCGCCGGTGTCGGGTCCGGCTGCCGCACCACCGGAACGCTGGCGGCCGTGTGGGTTGGGGTGCTGGCGTCGGTGGTGCTGGTGGCGACGGGCCCAGCAGATTGCCAGCGCGCATAGGCTTCCAGCTTCGTGGCTCCCACCCCCATGCGGCCGGCGCTGACGCACTCGTACCACTCCGAGCCGGCCGGGCGATCGGGCCAAAGGCGAAGCCGCGGGCGCACCACGGACCGCGTCGGCGCCGCGGTGCTGACCGGGTATCGCCGGCGCTGCTTGGGCGGCTCGCCACGCTGGTGGCGCTGAACCGTGGTGACGATCTGCCACACGCGTTCGGGCGATATGCCGTAGGCGCGCGCCAGCTCGGCGCTCGGTTCACCAGCCTCGCGCCGGCGAGTGATTTCCAGGTTGCGATCGCTGATCTTCATGCGGCAGTCTCCAGGCCGAACAGCACAGACTGCGGGTCGTAGGTGTGCAGCGGCGTGACGACCGCCACCAGGCGCGCGCCATGCTCGTCCGGTTCTGCGCGCCGCGCGTGGATCTCGCGCACCCAGCGGTCGTCCTCGAAAACCACGTCCTTGAGGCTGTCCAGGACGACTTTCTGGGCGTTGTCCAGGTCCAGGCACTGCACAGTGTCGTCCCACGCGGTGCCATCCTTGCGCATGCGCTTTTGCCAGTCCTGCGGACGGTTCGGGAACAGGGTGAATTCGACCTTGACGCGGCCGGCGATCGGCTGGGCGACGCCGGCCTTGCGTGCCAACGCCAGCACCTGCGCCTTGTAGGCCTTCGCCTCGGGCGTGACGTAGGTGCTGGTGAACGACCTGCCGCCGCGCGCCGTAACGGTGCGGCTGGCCCAGTAGCGGTTCGCGCTGATCGGGTACGGCAGCACCAGGGTGTGGGATTGGATGGTCATCAGGCTCCCTCGCTGCGCAGGTCGCGCAGCCATTCGATACGCGCGGCGGTCTTGCCGCTCGGCGCCGGTTGATGGGTTCCGCAGGTGCGGGGATAGGTGGGGCTGACGAAGGTCCCCGGGCGGTCCGTCATGGCGGTGCAGCGGCCCAGGCCCAGGTCGGCATATCTCGGTGCGTCTCGCAACGAGAACAGCTGGCACGCAACGCATTGCACGGCGGTGGTGGCGGTCATACCCGAACTCCGTAATCCGCCAGCAACCTGGCACGGTCAGCTTCGGAGAGACCAGCCGCGGCGTGCACCCTCGTTTTGAAGTCGGGAAACTGCTCCCCGGGCAACTGCTGGACGCCCAGCTTGGCCCCCTGGGCCTCGATGCCCGAAGCGGTCAACGCCCAGCCGAGGGGGTCTACGCCCTTTGCAGGTGCGCCCCCTCCGCCAACGCCGCTGGCTGAGGTGCCGGGGTGCAGGACCTTGACCAGGAACACGTCGACAAAGCCTGAATTGACCGGCCCCGCGTCGCTGCTTTTCTCCCGGTCAGCCACGGCCAGGTGGTAGGCCTCGACCAGTTGCGCCCTCGTCACGCCCTGCTTTTCCCAGGCGACCAGTCGCGGGTCTGAACTGACGAACTTGGCGGTCTTGCCCCGGACCTTCTCCAGGCTGTTCAGCAGCTTGGCATAGCCAGCGGCGCATTCTTCCTGGGCGGCAAGCCAGATGGCTTCCGACGGCGGCGGCGAATTGTCCACAGGGTCGCGGTCGCGCGCGATAGACGCCGCTGCCGCTATATCTTTTTTATTTCCTTCTCCCTGTCCCTGTCCCTTAAGAGCGTTTTCCGAAGGATTTCCGCCGGATTGCTTTTGATTCTTCCGGCCCTTTCCGCCGGAATTAGTGGAGATTTCCGACGGAAAAAGATCAGCTTCCAGCGGAAAGCCGGCGGCAATCCAGTCCTCAAGCGACGGAACGACCCACGGCGGGAGGTGCTGCTGCTCACGCAGCTTGTTGGCTTTCCGGACGCGGTCCACCAACTTGTCGTGCGCATGCTTGTGCTTGGCCTGCCAGGCGTCGCGCGCCTTTTCAGCCACGACGGGGTGGTACAGACGCCCATCACTGCACCGAACCCAGCCGTACAGCGCGCCGTCGCGGTGCTTGCGCCATTCGGCGAGGACGCGCCCGTAGCCGGCCAGGGCCGCCAGGGCTTTGTCATCGTCCGGCAGGCTCGCCGCCGGCACCTGATGCCACGACGCGCACCACAGCAGGACCGCCGCGCGGAATTCCTCGGCTTCAATTTGGATCGCCAGGTCGCTATCGCGCAGGCGTGCGACGTCCAAGGGCATAAAGGCGAAATCCCGCAGGTCGCAATCTGGCGGGGTCAGGGGCTCAGGCAACTGCAACTCAGTCATGGCCCCTCCGGGTCTGTCTTTTCAAGACGCGCGTAGGCCTCCCACATGCGCAGGCTCGCCAGGCGCGCGATATCGACGGCGGCGGCCGGGCTGATCGGCGGCGCGTCGCGATTCGGTTGGGCGCGTCGGATGCACTCGACGCGCATGGCGGCGCCAACCGGCCGTGGATAGCCCTCGCGGTCCAGCAGCAGGACGCCGCTCTGGCGGCTCGGAAGCGCCGCGAGCAGATCCGGGTGCCAGATCTCCTTGGGCAGCGCGTAGTAGTGCTTCCAGACCTTGCGCGGCCAATCCTTGGGCGTGCTTTTGTAGCGGGCGCTCCGGTACTCTCGTTCCAGGCGCAACTCGTTCATGCGGGGGTTGTGGCGCAGCTCCGACACGGTGGGCCAGTAGCCGAGGTGTTCCCGATGCCACCACTTTTCCTTCTTGGCGTCAGCTTTCAAGTCGGCCCGGCTGATCTTGATTTCGACGTCGATGATGCGCAGGTTCTCCGTCACCACCAGCAGGTCGCATTCGTGCCCGGTCCAATTGCAATTCGGCACCACCACCAGGTATTTGCGGTTGAACGTCTGCCGCACCAGCGCACGGGCGATGGCATGCTCTGACCAGGTCATGTCGTCACCCCGCGCCAGACGAAATCGCCCTTGTCCTCGCGCATGGCCGGCTCGTTCTCCTGACACGGACACTCGTAGCCCGCCCAGCGATCAGCGACAGGCCGCCAGAAATTGCGCACGCGGCCGGAAGGAACATGGTTGTCCTCATTCGCGTCGATCAGATCGAACTCGTCCAGCACCCAGGCTGCATCCGCGGCGGAGCAACGCTCCCCGCTGAGACTGACACTCAGGTGGTATTCGGGCCCCAGTGCGGGCTCGCCGGGTTCGGGGACAGCCACCTCGACGGCGGACAGCACATAAAGGCCGCTGGCCTCATGCAACCAGGCGGCAATGGGAAAGCCAAATGCCAGGATCTGCGCCGGGATGGCGTTGCGGGGCACCTGCGCCCAGCCAGCCCCTTTGGGGCGCTTCGGTTGGATGATCGACAGAGTCATGCGCCCTCCCCGCCGCGCACGGCCAGCGCCGTCGCAATCGGCCGCACCCAGATGGGGGTACTCGACAGTTGGAACGACTCGCCGGCGCGCGACAGCAGGATGGCCCGGCCGATTTCCTCGGCCATGGCCTTGGCCGCCTTACGCGGCACCGCGTTGCCGATGCGCTCCCGGTGGGCGCTGTCGGAAGTGCCGTCCATCTGGAACACCTCGCCGCGCTCCTCGGCCTCGGCGTAGTCGTCGGGGTCGTAGATGCTCTGTAGGGCCGCCAGCTCGAGCGTGGTGAACGGCCGGTGCCAGGTGCCGTCCTCGGCGATGATGCGGCACACCAGCTTGTCGTTGGCCGCGGGCAGCGAAAGTTGCGAATTTTCGAAATTTCGCGGATCGGCGACAGTCCATCGGCCGTTGTCATGGCACGCCGACGCCGAGACGGCGCCGACGTGCTTGTCCCAGGCGGCCACGCCGTAATGCCCTGCGGTCAGGTAGTGATCGCCACGCTCGCGGGCCAGGCCGGGCCGCGGGTCCGCCACGGCGAATGCGCCATTGGCATAGCCGGCGATCACAGCATGGGAGTGTTCCGCCCAGTCCGCCGTGTGGAACTTCCCGTGCAGCTTGCTCGCATCAGCGCCACCGCGGGGATCCGCGACGCAGAGGCCACCGCTGCCGAAGCGCGCGCCGGTGACAGTCTTTGCGTGGTCCTCGTAGGCCGTGATGGCCAGCTTGCTGCCGCGGGCCGACTCGGGCCAGCCGGTGCGCGGATCCGCCACGCACTGGCCGGTACCGTGGGCACCGGTGACCGCGCGCGCGGCGTCGTCGTAGCGGACGATGCGAAATTCGTTGCTGTGCTTGGCCGGGCCGCGGTGGCGCGGGTCGGCAACACTGTAGGCGCCCTGCCCCGGACCCTGCTGGCCGGCGATCGCACCGGTCGAGGCGTCCCAGCGGCGCACGCCGTAGGCCTGGCCGTCCTTCCACGCCGCCGACGGATCGAAACGAGGATCCGCCACGGAGAAGGCGCCATTCAGCGGATAACTGCGACCGGCCACCACGCCGGCGCTGTCCTGCATCGAATGCACCCCGAGGGCACCGCGGTGCATCTCCGGCACCAGCAGGTAATCGCGCAGGTAGCCGTCCTGCACGGCCAGGCGGCTCAAGCTGCGCCAGTCGCTGCCGGCTTCGACGAACGCCAGCCGCACCCACGTTTTCCAGCTCAGGTTCGGAATGCGATGCATCGGCCCTGCGCGCAGGTCCCCCGGCAGGTGCATGCGGCCCAGGATCTCGCCCACGGCGCGCAGCGGCCGCTTCGGCGGCTCGTAGATGAACGCCGGCACCTTCTCGGCGTGGCGCGCGATCAGCAAGAAGCGCTTGCGGCTTTGGGCCAGGCCGCCCAGCTCGCCGCAGTCGTGGGCGGTTTCGCGCACGACATAGCCATAGTGGCGCAGCAGCTGGACGATCTGATCGAGGAAGTGGCGGCCGCGCGTGGCAATTCGCGGCACGTTCTCGAACAGGATGACCTCGACCGGGTCGTCCTTCCAGGCCTCCAGGCACAGCCAGATGCCGCGCAGCGTCAGTTCGTTCAGCGCCTGATACTTGGCCGTGAGGCTGCGCGCGTGAGACAGCAGCCCCGAAAAGCCTTTGCACGGCGCCGACAGGAAAAGGATGTGCGGCCGGTGCCCGCCCGCAGCGGCGCGGACGTCCGCCGGCATGGCCTCGACCCAACCTGCCGGCGGCTCATGGCCGTGAAACGAGATGTACTGGTGGCGGCTGAACATGTCGCGCACCGTGCAGCGCACGCCCGTGAATTTCTCGAAGTCTGCCGCGCCGGCCGGATCCACGTCGATCCCGCCCAGGCAGACCATCTCGCCCTCGAGGCCAGGGATGGCGGGCTTTGCGTCCTGCATGCCGGCCGCGCCGATGCCCGACCCAGAAAAGACGCCGAAATGGTTGATTCTCGACTTGGCCATGGCGTCATGCGACCGTGTTGGCGCGTGCGCGCACGTACCCGATCGCGCCGAAAGCATGCTGCTCCAGCACGGCGCGCGCGTACTCGGCCTTGGTCTTGCCGCTCATCGTGGCCAGGGCCGCGATCGCGTCGTAGAGGTCACTGGTGCAAGGCACGTCCAGCCGTTCGGTGCACTTGCCACCGGCGGAAGTTTCGGCGGGGCGGGATTCCAGGGTATGCAGGGTCGGGTTGCTCATGGGTTACCTATCGGATATTGCTCGGCTGGGCCTGGCGCGCTGCGGCGGGCACAATGCCGGCATGCAGTCAGCTCAAGGGGAAGGCGGAAAAGGAACGTTCGGTGCGGGCGCAGCACTCACGGCAGCGCATTCACGAGCCGCGCTGATAGCTGCGCGGCACATCGCGGCGGCAGTCAGCACCGTCAGAATGGCGAAATGGGAGCGGTCGCCAGGCGGCAGCCACTGGTCCAGCTCGTCGGCGAGCGCCTGCTGTACGCGGGCAGGCCCATCCGGCAACGTCTGTACGTGCAACAGCGCCGTACCCGCGACATGCCGATCGGTGGAGAACCGCGGCAACGGGAAGGGCCAGGTTTCGAGGGATTCCGCGGGGATGCCGAAAACTACCTCCGCGACAGTGCGATCGAGCGCCAGCGCGGCGTCGTTCGGCCCGAGCTGGACCGGGGCGTCGGGACGACCGACCGGGCGAGTTAGCGCGGCCTCGGGGTCATCCCATGCGTCGAGGATCTGTTCGGCCACATGTTCCGCGAACCGGCCGCCATTTCTCAGGCGTGTCACCATGCCCAGCGTGTACGCGAGCCTCGGCGCCAGACCGTTGGTCAGCATCGAACCCTCGGGGAAGCCCTCGGCCTGGCCGTTCGACCAGATGCGGAACGTGTGGCCCGAAGGCGCCACGACTTCGAAGAGCGGCGCCGGGGTCGCGCCTCCGGTTGCGTCATCCATGGACTCCCCCATGACGAATCTTGGCGGCCAGCTCCCTCCGACTATGATTTGCCCACCCACTGAGCAATTCATTTTGGAAGGAACTGACCATGGAAAAACCGGCACGAGAACTATCGGCCGTAGAGGGGCGCGTCGACGCTTTGACGATCGCATTGCGCGCGATGGTGGCTGTGCTGCCAGAGGAATACGCGAAAGCATTCGCCGCGCAGTTCCAGCACGACCTCGGACGATTCGAGGACATGGTCATGTCGATGCCCGCCCCGGACGACTATTTTGTTGGGCTGCGCAGCGTTCAGGACAAATGGCTCGCTGGCTTTCCCGGTTTTCCTGCGCCAGACGGGAAGTAGCCATTTCGACCATGTCGCGCCAAGTAGGCTCGTCCCCATGCCGGGCATCTTGCCTATTTCGGCTCACAAAGGCGGACAGCCTCCGCCGCGTCGGTCGCCGCCCCTGCAAAAAGCCTAGGAAAGCCTGCGCGTCCTTGAGGACGTCGCGCGCGCGGATTGGCGTGTTTTCCCCGGCGCGGCGCGTTACCGCGAGGTGCAGCGCGAACTCGACCGCCTTGGCGCGGATGTGGGCGTCACGCATGCTCCACCCCCTCGGCCAGGGTGGCGCCGCCATCTCCGGCGGGCCCATCTACGCCGGCCGGTTCGGCCTTGGCCGATGCGGCCTTCCGCTCGAAATAGTCGTGAAGCGCCTGGACGGTCTGCACGCGGGGATTTTTCACCTCTCCGTAGCGCAGCTTTCGCACCGTGCTTTCCGGCACACCAGACCCTTCCGCAACAGCGGGAAGGTCGGGAAATCGAACAGCGCTCAGGCGCGCGAGGACAGATGAAAGAAATGTGGGCTCGTTCATGCGCCGCATTTTCAACCCATATTTGGGTTGGCGTCAACCCGCATAATGGTTGCGAGCCTTGGCATAGTTCCATTTATGGGTAAAAAATCAGCTGCGGAGGTTGTCGGCGCAAACCTTGACCGACTCATGACCGAGGCTGGCCTTTCCAACGTGACGTTGGAAAGCCGGCTGTCTCGACGCGTCACGAAGTCGACCATAGGGCGCATGCGCAACGCGGAAATCAGTGCCGGCATCGACAACGTCGAGGAGGTCGCGCGCGCATTTGGCCTAGAGGCTTGGCAATTCTTGATCCCTGACGTCTCGGCGGTGCATAAACCTCGCCTCGCCGGGAGTTCGCCGACGGCCGACTCGGGAATGGCGTCGCTGAGCGCAGCAGACTCCGAACTGCTGGCGCTGTTCAACCAGCTGGACGACGTTTACCGGGCGTTGCTCCTTGCGGACGCCAGGAAGTACCTGCAAGTGCAGCAGCCTGCTATCAAAAGTCCCCCTGCCAAAAGGGCTAGTTCGTCCTAACATCCGACTCGTTTGGTCGAATGGGCGCGCAGTATGCGGCTCCCAATTCGTCGTCTGGGGAAAAAAATTTGTCCCCCTTGAAACAAATTTGATCGAAACATGAACAGACTTTATCTAGTAGTGTGTTCGTTCGCCGCCGTCAGCGTGCTCGTCGGCTGCGCCTCCCCGAAGACATATTCCTCCGTTCAACAGCCGACCGGCACCGAACTTACAGCCGACCTCTCGACGGTAATGCTTCGTGAGACGCGCACGGGCGATTTGCCCAATGCCTTCGGCAATGCCGACGTGTTTGGACGTAAGGTGGATAAGGGCTCGCGGTCGATCTTCTATCAGGGCTTGCGCGAAGATGGCGCAGTGGTTCTAAGGGTGGTCACTATCGACGTTGTTTCAAACGAGACAACCATGAACCGCACGGCGATGTCTGTGACGACCGCGTCGGCTTATACGGTCGGAAATCAGGCCTACGGCTCCGCCGTAACGACTCATTCCACGGCCGGAAGAACCGAGTCCCTTCCTCCGAACGCAGCCGACCTCGTTGTGCGCCCGCCTTGGCCAGCGCCAGTGGAATGGGGCGGTCACAAGCTCGAGATCCGATCAGCCAGTCCAGCATCCGTCACCTACATCATCAAGTAAACGAACCAACGCGGGCCGCCCCAGGCGGCCATTTTTTTTCCATCGCGACCCATTTGTGGGTTGACTAACCCGTTTTTGGTCTGTAAATTTCCTTCCGTCGACCCATTTGTGGGTCATCAAAGACGAGAGGAAGCCATGCTTTCCACGCACGCGGCCCCCGCCGCCATCAGCCAGGCGGCAAACGCCGACAGCTACTCGCTGGTCCACCTTGCGCCGCCGACGCTCTCCGACGCCGACGTTCTCAGCGTCCTCTGCGACCTGTTCGCCGGCCGCGCCGCTACCGCCTTCGGCGAGTCCTTGGAGTGGTGGGCGGAGACGTTTCAGTGCGACCTGGCCGCGAAGGCCGCCGGCGGCGTGGTGCTGGCGGCGATCAGCAAGTGGCCCTTCGATCAGCGCGCCGGCGCCGAGGGCGTTGAGCAGCTGCAGGCCGAACTGGTCAAGCGCGCCCGCCAGATCCTGGCCCGCGGGGTGCAACCGTGACCGGCGCCCTGATCCTCGTTCCCGTCGCCTATGTCATGGCGCGCGGGATCGACTTCATCGCGGCCGTCCTGCGCCGCACCGATCCCTGGAGCCCGACCGTATGACGATCCAAGTCCTTGGCGTCGACCCGCGCAGCCGGAGCAAGACCCAGCTGACCGCGCCCGCCCCCCTTCCCTACGTTTCCCGCCGCGCGTTGGCGCGCGTGCGCGATCGCATCGAACCGCCCAAGGCGTGCCACTGCTGCGGCGGCCCGGTGAAGCTGACCAACAACCGTGACATCTACGGCGGGCAGTCCTTTGGCGCGTGGCCTTATGTCTACCGGTGCGCGCAGTGCCAGGCCTACGTCGGCCTGCACCCTGACACGGATCTGCCGCTGGGCATCATGGCCACCAAGGCAACTATCCAGGCGCGCAAGGTCGCCAAGGCCGATTTCCTGGCGCTGGTCGGCGAACGGTATGCAGGCAAGCAGAGCGCCGCCTATGCCTGGCTCGCGCGCGCTTTGACCATTTCGCCGTCCATCTGCCATTTCGGCATGTTCACCGAACAGCAGGCCGGCCGCGCCGGCGAAGTCTGCCGCCTCGCACGCGAGGCCCGCCAATGAGCGCCGCCACCATCTGGGTGCTGTTCGCCTTCCTCCCGGCGGGCCACGACCGCCCGCCGGTCATGCGCATCGAGCGGTTCGAAACCGCTGCGGAATGCGAGCGCGTCCGCGCGATCTTCCCCCGAAACATCACCACCGTCTTTACCTGCCTGCCCAGCCGCCAGATCCGCGCAGGGCAGCGCCTGCCCCTGGAGCCCCGCCAATGAAGCCCACCCGCAAGCTGGTCCGCGCCGACGGCACGGACACCGAATTGCACGGCCCGCACGCGCTGATCGACGTCCGCCAGCTCATCGGCGCCGACGCCCTCGAGATAGTCAGCCTCGGCCAGCGCCAGCACGCCATGCTCATCGACCAGTCGGCCGACGCCAAGGGCCTGCCGGTCAACGCCGCGGCGTCCCATCTGTACCAGGCTGCGCGCGGCGAGCCGCGCCCCATCCACGGCGATGTCGTGATCGTGCCCGACACCGACTACGCGAGGGAAGCATGATCCGCCGCCTCCGCATCGTCTGGCGCCGCGCGCGCCGCACGGGCCGCGACCTGGACGCGGCTTCCTACGCAGCCGGCATCGTCGGCGGCGTGATCTTCCTGGCCGCCATGACCGGCGTGCTGGGCCCGACACTCGACGCCCAGCGCCACCATCAGGCCGGTGCCGAGCGCCACGCCTCTCGCTGAACGGAGCTGCTGACATGGAACCCAAGATTTTCACTGTCCGCGCCTCCAGCTGGGGCCGCCTGTTCGACTGCGCTCACGCTTGGGAAGGCACGCACATCCTGGGCATGAAGAAGCCCGCCGGCGTGCGCGCGCTGCTGGGCACCGCCGTGCATGCTGGCACGGCCGCGTTCGACCGCGCCCGCCTGGACGGCACGGACTGCACGCCCGACGATGCCGCCGGCGTCCTGGTGGACGAGCTGCGCAACCCTGCCCAGGACGTCGACATGGCGCAGGACGGCCTGTCCATCGACGAGGCCGAGCGCATCGCCCTGGTGGTGCTGGTCAAGTACTGCGCCGAAATCGCGCCCCGCTTCGAGTACATCGACGTCGAGACGACGCTGGACCCGCTCAATATCGACTGCGGCAACGGCATGACCGTGCGCCTGACCGGCACCATGGACCGCGCCCGAGTGGCCGCGACCGAGGGCGGCATCGTAGTGCCCGACGTCAAGACTGGCACGCGTGTCCTGGTCGACGGCAAGGCAGTGACCCAGGGCCGCGCCGCACAGACGGGCACCTACCAGCTCATGTACGAGGCCACCAAGAAGGTCACGACGGTCGGATCGCAAATCATCGCCCTGTCCACCAGCAGCCGGCCGGCCGCGGCCGTGAGCCCCATTTTCGACGCCCGCCGCGTGATGGTCGGCGAGCCCGACAAGCCCGGCCTGCTCGAACACGCTGCGGCGATGTTCCGCACCGGCCTGTTTCCCCCGAACCCCTCCAGCGTCCTGTGCAGCCCCAAGTACTGCGCGCGCTGGTCGTCCTGCCTTTTCCGATAACCAGAGGAGCCCCGCATGTCCCTTCACCCCGTCAGCCGCGACGTGTTCGTCCGGCGCACCGATCAGGCCGGCAAGTCGGTCGTGACCCAGCACCTGGCCTGGGATCCCGCCCAGTTCTTGGTCAGCCAAGTCGAGCAGTACCACCGCGACGCCAAGCCCGAGGAGCGCCAGACCGTCGCGCTCGCCACCGCCGCGGAGTACCGCGACTACCGCAACAGCCACAAGCAAGGACGCTGATTATGACTCAGACCACCACCGTTCAGAGCCTGCGCGCGGCGCCCGAAGCTCAGATGCCTGTCGTCGCCCCCGGATTCGGCAGCTTGCAGAGCTTCGAGCTGATGCAGCGCGCCGCCAACCTTCTGGCCAGCAGCACCCTGGTGCCGGCGCAATACCGCAAGGTCATCGAGAAGCTGGACAAGTACGGCAACGTCAAGGAATCGCGCGAGAACCCCAACGCCCTTGCGAACGCCGTTGTGGCGCTGAACATGGCGCAGCGCATGGGCGCCGACCCGCTCATGGTCATGCAAAACCTTTACATCGTCGAGGGCCGCCCGTCCTGGTCCTCGCAATGGATCATCGCGGCCGTCAACGGCTGCGGAAGGTTCTCCCCGCTACGCTTCGATATCAAGGTCCTGGGCCCCAAGGCCATCGACTACAAGTCGACCTACTGGGAAGCCGGTGAACGCCGCAGCAAGGTCGAGAAGGTCGAAATCGTCGACAAGGTCTGCGTAGCCTGGGCGATCGAGAAGGAAACCGGCGAGCGCCTGGAATCGCCCGCCGTGTCGATTGAAATGGCGGTGCGCGAGGGGTGGTACACCAAGACTGGCAGCAAGTGGCAGACCATGGACGAGGTCATGCTTCGCTACCGCACGGCCAGCTTCTTCGGCAAGCTCTATGCACCGGAACTGCTGATGGGCCTGCAGACGGTCGAGGAAGCGCAGGACATCATCGAGGCAACGGCTGGCCCGGATGGCACGATCAGCGTGAACGTGGACGAACTGCGCGCCAATGCAGCGCCCGCGCAGCGTCAGCCGTCGGCCGCGCCCGCCGACGTCACCGATGTGGAAAGCCGGGACGCACAACAGACTGCGCAAGTCGACACCGCTCCCGCGCAGGCGCAAGCCGAGGCCGGTAATCCGGCGCCGCGCGCGGCTACGGCCGCCAAGGCCTCGTCCGAGCCGCAGGCCAATCCCAGCGAGCAGGGCCAAGCCGAACTGCCCAACGCTGGCAACGAAGGCGGCGGCCTGGATCCGGCCAAGGTGGAACACCAGATCCAATACGCCAAGACCATCGATGTCCTGGACTTGGCCAGCGACTCGATCGACGGCGTAGACGACCTTGGCGAGCGAGCCCGGCTGCACCAGCTGTACCAATCGCGCCGCCTGTCTCTCACGTCCGAGGCCCAGCGCGCTGGCAGCACGCGGCGCCGCAGCGTCCAGGCGCCCGAATAAGGCCAGGTGACCGACATGGCTTTGTTCCGCAACCTCTCGGTCTACAGCCTACCCGGCGGGTGGGCCGTATCCCTGCCCCAGCTGGTCGGCATGCTGGAGCAGCATCAATTCGTGCCCACGACCGACCTGCAGGCCGAGTCCACCGGCTGGGCGCCGGTTCACGAGGGCTACGGGCTCGTGCACGAGGTGCAGGGCCATCTGCTGCTGCGCCAACGCACCGAATCGCGCGTGATGCCCACCAAGGCGATCGACCTGCAGGTGCAAGAAGCTGCGGCGAAGGTCGAGGAGGCCCAGGGCTACAAGCCCGGCAAAAAGCAGCGCAAGGAGATCCGCGAACGGGTCATCGACCAGATGCTGCCCGCGGCGTTCCGGCAGCAGGACGATGTGCTGGTCTGGATCGACACCTACGCCGGCCGCCTGGGAATTGACAGCGCCTCGAGCGGCCCGCGCGACGCCGCGGTCGCCCTGCTGTGCGAGAGCATCGACCACTTCGCGCTTGACCGCCTGTCCGTGCGCACGGCGGCGGCCGGCGCGATGACTGCCTGGCTCGCCGATGATGAGGCGCCGGAAGGCTTCACCATTGACACGCTGGCGGACCTGCGGGCGGCGGGCGAAGGCGCCGGCGCCGTGCAGTACGTCAATCGCCCCCTGGACCCTGCGGAGGTGCGCCACCACATCCAAAGCGGCATGCAGTGCACTCGCCTCGCCCTGACGTGGCAGGACCGCATCTCGTTCGTGCTGGATGACGAACTGGTGCTGAAACGCATCGTCCCCGCCGACGTCGTGCAGATGGACGTCGAACGCTCCGCCAAGACGGAAGCCGAGGAATTCGAGGCTGATTTTTTCCTCATGGCGACCACCTTGCGCGGCCTGGTGGCCGACCTGGTCGACGCCCTGGGCGGCGAATACGTCGACGACCGCCAAGCGGACATGTTCCGCACCAGCACCGGCCCGGCCCTGCGCGCCGACGACACCGACGACGACGGCGACGACCCGCTGCTGGCAGAAGCCCGCCGCGTGGTGGTCGAGAACCGCCGCGCGTCCATTTCCCTTGTTCAGCGCCATCTGCGCATTGGCTACAACCGCGCCGCGTCGCTTCTCGAAGCCCTCGAGCTGCGCGGTGTGGTGACGGCCATGCGCCCTGATGGTGGCCGTGAATTGCTTGCCATCTCCTGAGGAGCAACCATGCGAATCAACCGTATCACCGTCGAGAACTTCCAGGGCGCCCGCGCCGTGGACCTGCAGTTGCCCACCCCGCTCGCGCTGGTGTCGGGCCTGAATGGCGCCGGCAAGTCGACCGTCGCCGAAGCCGTCCGCCTGGCGCTGCAGGGCACGCCGGAACGGGTCGGCCTGAAAAAAGAGTACGACATGCTGGTCAGCGACGGCGCGAAGCTGGGCGCGGTGACCGTGGAACTGGACGCCGGCGCCGTGTCGATGACACTGCCCAAGGGCGTGGCGGATGGCCAGGACCTGGTGCCGACCAGCCCGGCCCTGCCCTTCGTCCTGGCGCCCGAACGCTTCGCCCAGGCCGAGGCCAACGACCGGCGCAGCCTGCTGTTCACGCTGACCGGCGCGAAGATCCGCCCCGACGATATCGCCGCCCGCCTGCTGGCCCGGACATGCAACGCCGAGCTGGTGACCCAGATCAAGCCCATCCTGCGTACCGGGTTCGCCGCGGGCTCAAAGTACGCCAAGGACCAGGCCACCCAGGCCAAGGGTGCCTGGCGCACCGTCACCGGAGAAGCCTACGGTGAGGTCAAGGCCAAGGACTGGGCGGCCGACGAGCCCGCGTTCGACCGCGCGGCACTCGAGAACACCGGCGCGGAGCTGGCCGGCCTGGACGAACGCATCGAGGCGACGGCGCAATCGCTGGGCAAGCTGGTGCAGAAGGCCGAGGCCTACGCGGCGGCGCGCGATCAGCTGGCCGCGCGCCAGGCCAAGGCGGCGCGCCTGCCCGAGCTGAACCGCAAGCTGGAATACGACCTTGCCGAGCATGGCAAGGCAGTCGCGCACGTCGAAGCGCTCCAGCTGCGCGCTGGCGCCGGCCCGCGGACGGGCCTGGTGCACGAACTGGCCATCTGCCTGGACGACGTCTACAACTGCGAGAAGGTGACCCTGCTGCTGCCCGGGCCGCTCGATATGCGGATCCTCGAAGTGCTGGAGCGCTACGAGGTCCAGTACGGGAAGCTCGACGCCCCCGGCGACGCCGAAGCCGCGGGCGCGCTGCCCAAGGCCATCGATGCCCGCGAGCTGATGGCGCGCAGCGTGGAAAACGACCGCCGCGATATCGCCGCCGCCCAAGAAGCCGCAGCCAGCTTGGAAGCCGTGAACGCTCCGGAGGCGATCGACACCGCCGACGTCGAAGCCGTGCGCGCGCAACTCAACGCCCTCAAGGAGCAGCGCAAGGAAGTGCACGAGCGGGTGCAGGCGCTGCTGAACGCCAAGCAAGCCGCCGACAGCGCGAAACAGCGCACCGCCAACGCAGCGCAGTACCACGGTGAGGTACAGGCCTGGGCCAAGATCGGCGACGCGCTGGCGCCCGACGGCATCCCCGGCGAAATCCTGGCCGAAGCCCTGCAGCCGATGAACGACCGTCTCGCTCACCTGGCCAGCCTGGCCAACTGGCCGGCGGTGGCGATCGCCGGCGACATGGCCATCACCTACGGCGGCCGCGCCTATCGGCTTCTGTCCGAGTCCGAGCGCTGGCGCACCGACGCCCTGATCGGGCTGGCGCTGGCCGCCCAGTCCGGGCTGCGCTGCGTGCTGCTGGACCGCTTCGATTGCCTGGATCAGCCAGGCCGCGGCGACCTGCTGGGGCTGCTCGACACTCTGGCCGCCGACGGCGAACTCGACACCGCCCTGGTGCTGGGCACCCTGAAATCCGCCCCGCCCGCCCCCACCGACCTTTTCACCAGCCACTGGATCGACCACGGCACCAACGCCCAGCCCGCGCTGCGCGCCGCCGCCTGACACAAGGACCACGACATGCAAAACCTGGGATTCTTCTACGACACCGAAACCACCGGCCTGCCGCAGTTCAAGGAGCCGTCTGGACACCCCGGCCAGCCCCACATTGTGCAACTGGCCGCGGCGCTGGTCGACCTGGACTCGCGCGAGACGGTCGCCAGCCTGGACCTGGTCGTCCGGCCGGACGGCTGGATCATCCCCGATGAGGTCACCGAGGTCCACGGCATCACCACCGAGTACGCCCTGGCGGTGGGCGTGCCCGAGACGCTGGCCCTGTCCCTGTTCCTGGAAATGTGGGCCGGACGCAAGCGCATCGCACACAACGAGTCCTTCGATGCCCGCATCATCCGCATCGCCCAGCACCGCGCCGGCGAGCTGGAGCACGACCTGGAACGCTGGAAGGCCGGCACGGCCGAATGCACCGCACGCCTGGCCACGCCCATCCTGAAACTGCCGCCCACCGCCAAGATGGTGGCCGCCAATCGCCACCACTACAAGACGGCAAACCTGAGCGAGGCGGTGCTGTTCTTCACCGGCAAGCCGCTGGAGAACGCGCATAGCGCCTTGGCGGACGTGCGCGGCTGCATGGACGTCTATTTCGGCATCCAGGACCTGCAAAGGGAGGCCGCGTAATCATGCATCCCTACATGAACCGCCACGACCGGCGCCAGGCCCGGCGCGCCGAGGGCCGACGGCCTCGGGCGGGGCGCATGGCGCGTCCCATGGCCGCCCCGATGATTATGGGCTCAGAAATCGTGATGCGCCCCCTGGAACAGCTGTTCGACGAGCTGGACCGGACCGGCAAGGTGTCGGTCAACGCCAAGGGCTACCCGACCTTCGTGGCCTGCGACGGCCACAAGTACGAGGCCGCGCCCGCGATCGAAGGGCTGATCTGGCACTTCGAGATGTGGAGCATCCGCCACGCCAAGGAACTGCCGCTGCAGCCCCTGCGTGATCTGTACATCGCGCTGCACTACCTGGTGCCGATCCAGGAACGCACTATCGAAGGCCTGCGGCACGCACTGCCGATACTGCGCCGTGTGATCGCCTTGGGCCAGCGCGACGACCAGGGCGACCTGTTCCACCAAACCCGCATCAAGATCGCCATGGAGGCGCAGGCATGAGCAAGATCGAAAACACCTGGCGCCTGGCCCCGGTGGCCGCTGCACAGCACGAGCTGGCCGAGGTTCGCGCCGCCCTCGGCTTTCTTCCCCAAGGCTATACCGCCATGGCTGGCCTGGAGCGCCTCGCCGACCTGCTGGCGGCCGCGGAGCCTTCACCGACCTCGCCTGCAGTCAGCACCGAACAGGATGCCCCGATCACCGTTACCGTGGACCATGATCCGCGCGGCGTCAGCGTTGGCGTGTGGCAGGGATCGCACTGCATCTACAGCGGGGCGCATCCGCTGCCCGCCGCCGCTGGCCTATCCACGGCGGCGCACACCTACGGCGCCCCGGCTGAGGTGGCGGTGCGCATCGAGAACTACCTCACCCACAACGGCCAGGAAAACTCGGTGAGCCTGCTGCTGTACGAGGCCATGAAAGCGCTGCGCGCTCCCGCTGCTGCCGATGTGCAAACCGCTGCCGCCCGCGACGTTCTGGCCGAGCGCCAGCGACAGATCAGCGTCGAAGGCCGGACGCCGGCGCATGACGACCAATACACCGCCGGCGACATGGCGAGTGCGGCGGCGTGCTACGCCGCCCAGGGTCGCCACCACTATCCGGAGCCGGGCCGCCCTGGACCGAGCTGGCCCTGGGCCGCCGAATGGTGGAAGCCCTCGACGTATCGCCGCAATCTGGAAAAGGCCGGCGCCCTGATCCTGGCTGAAATCGAGCGTTTGGACCGTGCAGCGCAACGCGCGGGGGATGCCTAATGGCCCTGCCCTACAGCACCGCGACCAGCGGCGAGAAGGCACTTGGCGAGATCCAGAAGCTGCTGCGCGCCTTCGGCTGCAGCAAGTTCGGGAGCATGGTGGACGACGGCGCCGGCGAGCTGCTGGTGCAGTTCGAATACCGGGGCCGCCAGGTTTCCGTGAAGGCATCGACGAAGGGCTACGCCGCGGCCTGGCTCAAGGAGAACCCGTGGAGTCATCGCCGCACCGGCACGCGGGCCCAGTACGAGAAAAAAGCCATGGACGTGGCGAGCGTCGCCGTGTATTCGATCCTGCGCGATTGGATCAAAGGCCAGATCATGGCCATCGAGACTGGCATCCTCTCGTTCGAAGGCGCGTTTCTCGGTCAGATCATGCTGCCGACGGGCCATACCGTGCTGGAGCATGCAGCGGCGGCCAACCTTCTGCCGGCGCCGGACGGCGGCCAGCAGAGCCGCCAGGCCGCGGAGGTGTGAACATGGCAGTCACCATCACTGATCATGCCGACGCCCGCCTGAAAGAGCGTCTGGGCCTGCCGAAGTCGGCCCGCGCTGCTGCCGCGCAGCGCGCCTTCGATCAAGGCAAGCGGCACGGCGACGCGGCCGGGAAGCTCAAGCGCTTCTTGGACAAGTGCTGGCTCCAGCACCGCAAGGCCAACAACGTCCGCATCCACGCTGAACACATCTGGTTTTTCGCCCACGAAACCCTGGTGACCGTCTACGAGGTGCCCAGGAACATGCGCGCGGGCGCAAAGGACTGAACTATGAATGAACAGAACAACATCGCGCAGCCGGCGATTGTCGTCACGCTCACTCGCACCCTGGGTGCGTATGGCGCAGCGTTTGACCTCCCCGGACCGCACCGGGCATTTACGTACCACCACCAGCCGGGGAATATCGGGGCGCACCGCCTCGGTGCCGCTTGGCAAAAGGCAGCCAGCGGTAGTTCGGGCGACCTCATCGACAGAGGGCTGGGGCTGCTCAAGGCCCTACAGGAGGTCGGGTTCGGTGTCTTTGAGGTGTCGGAAATTGCCGCCCCTGTAGCCGAAGAGCGGGCTGCATGCCCTACCGACGTATGCAAAGCCGGGCAGGCCGATGCCGTGCTGTGCGCGAACGACGAGTGCGACCGCGCCAACGGGGTGCGGCCGCCCATGTGCCGCATCCCCGGGGTCCGCGAGGACGTGCTGCGACGCGCCGCCCTGGCAAGCGCCCCTGTAGCCGGGGAGCCAGTGGGCGTCGTGCAGCCCAACGGCAATACCTTCCGTCTTTCGCGGCCGCTGCCGGCGGGCACCAAGGTCTATGCCGTGCCCCAGGCCAGCGCCGAGGCGGGCGATGATGAGCTGGTTTACTTGGGCGCCACAGCGCCGCCTGTGCCGGCGTGGCTGCTGAAAAGCGCGCGGCGCATCAGCCACTACATGGCGACGCATCACCCCGGCGAGTGGGCCATCTACGGGATTCAAATCCGGCGCGAGCCCAAGGCTTCCGCACAAGGAGGCATCAGTGGCTGAGAACAGTAAGATCGAATGGACCGACCATACTTTCAACCCGTGGGAAGGCTGCCAGAAGGTCGGGCCCGGCTGTGACCACTGCTACGCAGAGACGCGCAACGCCCGCTTCGCCGGCGGCCGGGCTATCAACTGGGGGCCGGGCGCGCCACGCCGGCGGACCAGCGCCGCCAACTGGCGCAAGCCGCTGTCCTGGAACGGCAACCCATTCTACCAATGCCTGGACTGCGGATGGCGTGGACACGGCGCGGGCAAGATCAACGGGGGCCTGCCGGTCTGCCCGGTGCCGAAATGCGCTTCCCTGAGGCTGGCCCCGGCCCGAGCGAGGGTGTTCTGCGCCAGCCTGGCTGACGTCTTCGACAATGCCGTGGACCCGGCCTGGCGCGAGGATCTTTACGGGCAGATCGAGGCCACGCCCAACCTGGACTGGCTGCTGCTGACGAAACGTATCGGCAACGTGGGCAACATGCTGCCTGTGCCGTTCGACTTCGACCGGATGTATCCCAACGTCTGGATCGGCGCCACCATCGTGAATCAAGCCGAGGCCGACCGAGATATCCCCAAGCTGCTCGAGTTGCCGGCGCGCGTTCGCTTCCTGAGCATGGAACCGCTACTCGGGCCGGTCGACCTTGGCGCCGGCTGCCGGCGCGCTGGGTTGCACCTGGGCGAGGCTCTGGACTGGGTAATCGTCGGCGGCGAGAGCGGCCCCGGGGCACGCCCCATGCATCCGGCCTGGGCCGCCAGTCTGCGCGACCAATGCCAGAACGCTGGAGTGCCGTTCCTGTTCAAGCAGTGGGGTGACTGGGCGCCTGGATCTGGGGATTTCGGCGCCGGCGGCTATGACACCGCGGCGGTCGCCTGGGATGGCCGTGTCGCACGCGACGACTACCCGGTCGGCGCAACGAGCGCGGACGGCTGGTCGATGGTTCATCGGCCGGGCAAGGTGGCAGCCGGCCGGCTGCTCGATGGCCGCGAATGGAACGAGGTGCCGCAATGAAAGAACGGCCCATCCCTTTCAACGGAGCGATGGTGCGGGCGTTGCTGGCCGGCAACAAGACGCAGACGCGGCGGGTCGTGAGGCAGCAGCCGGCCGGCGCGTGGGCGGCTCCCGGGAAAACGTCATGCCCCTACGGCCAGCCCAGTGACCGCCTGTGGGTGCGTGAGCCCTGGCGCAGCACCGCAGACCTGGACAGGTGCAGCGGCAGCCAGATCGCCGAGCTGTGCCTGGACGCCGGCTACAACGCGCCCTGGGCTCCGATCCAGTACGAAGCCGACGGTGCGAGGCGTGACTGGAAGCACACCGGCACGCCGCCCCATGACGGTCCGCCCCAACCGGGCAGGTATCGCCATGCCCGGTTCATGCCGCGCTGGGCGAGTCGGCTTGAGCTGGAGGTGACCGGCGTGCGCGTAGAGCGGTTGCAAGGCATCAGCTACGAGGATGCGCTGGCGGAAGGCGCATTCGACCCGCGCTTGTTCGTGGGCGACGAATGCCGCGACGCCAGCGTCGAATCAGCCGACGAGCTGGCGCGCCGCCTGCAATGGCCGCAGCGCTCATTCCGCGAACTGTGGAGCAGCATCAACGGCGCCGAGTCCTGGGACGCCGACCCCTGGGTCTGGATCGTCGAGTTCAGGAGGATCTGACATGCAAAAGCGCTGCTTCAACACCGTTGAAGCCCAGCAGTACCTGGGCGTCAAGCGCCGGTTCTTCGAAGCCAAACTCGCCCCGCTGCTCGCTGGCAAGGGAGTCCAGGCCGGCACATCGGTTGTCTATGAACGGGCCGATCTCGACGCGGCCTGGGACCGCTATAAACTGACGGCGGGCAATGAGCGTCCCGCGCCCAAGAACGGAGTACGCAAATGGGACGTTCTAGAACAAGTGGCATCTACCCGTCGCAAGACGGCACGTTCGAGGTCGACGCCCGATATAGGGGGCACCGAATTCGCAAACGTGGTTTCCAAAATCAGGGGGACGCCAGCGACTACCTGA